CTATTTCTTCGGCGCCACCCAGCCGCAGTGCGATACGCCGGCGGCGTTGTGCCCGTTGATCTGAGCCGCCGTGGAATCCGCGATGATATCCGCCGGCGCGGGATAGATCGGCTTCACCCACTGGCAGCCCGTATCCACGATACGCGTCTTGGTCACCACTTCCGGCACCAGGGGCTCCGGAGCGGGCGCGGGCGGAACACCGCCACAGCCGCCAAGCGCGGCCAGCAGGGCAAGGCTACCTACGCCATTGGTCCAGGTCATGTTGGGTTCCCTCCGAGGTTTGGGCGGCAATCGCCGCGTCGATCTTCGCGCGCTCCTGCGCGGCATCCGAGCCGGCTTGCGCCGCTTTTTCATTGGCCTGGGCCTCGCCGGTGCGCACCTGGGCGGTTTGCGTATTCGCCACGGCCGCCCGTGCGTCGGCCTCCGCCACTTTCTGCCCAGCCTGGGCGACCTTGGCATCGGCCGACTTGCCCTTGATGAAGCCGAACAGGGCGCCGCCGATGCCGACCACCAGCCCGACAAGATACGGCCATGCGGGGCCGATTAAAGCGATCAGTGCTTCCATGAGAACCTCACGAGTCGATGGCGCCGTAGCGCAGATTGGTGGCGATGCGCCGGGCCCAGCCACGGCTGGCGTCGGCCCAGTTTTTCAAGCGAGACATGAAGTCCAGCCGCTCGGCCAGCAACAGCATGATCTGGTCGGACTCGCTGGTGGCATCAGCGGCGGCCTGGCTGGCCGGCCCCCAGTGCCCATCGTCGGCCACGCCTAGCGCGCGCTGGAAATACCGCACGGCCGTCTCGATGCCAGAATTTACGGCGAAGTCCGTAAGCTGATAGGCCACGCCGTCTTGCAGCTTGTCGGCGTTGACGCGGTTCCAGAAATCGCGCAGGTAGATCGCTTTGGCGCCGTCGCGCGTCAGGGCCTTGATATCGACGTTGGGGTACGAGCGCTTGCTGATACCCCAATTGGTCTCGCCGCCAGGGTCGGCGGGGTTGTTGACATAGCCGCCCTCGTTGCCCAGGACGCGGCCAATGGTCGTGTCAAAGTTGCTCACTGGCCGCCCTCCGGCGCCACGCGCTCGATCTTGGTGTAGCGGAAGCCGATCATCAACACAAAGGCCGCCATCGACACCCACCGCGCGGTGCCCTCCGGCAATGCCGATTTCAGGTCATCGGGCAGCGCATGCCAGGCGTCCAACAGCGTGGGGCCAAAGCCCGTGATCGCGGCGAAGGTCGTCCCGGCGATCACCGTGGACTTGCGGTGCAGGTCGCGCCAGTTGTCCGCGAGTCGAATTCTCCAAGTCATCATTTGCTCCACTTTCGGGTTTCGGGCCGGTTGCCGGCGCTGTTGTTGATCATCTGGTCCTTCCACCAATCCAGCTTTGAACTCAGGTCTTTCACGTCGGCGCCGATGTTGCGCAGTTGCTCGCGCGTGTCAGAGCGCTGGTCCTGCATCGCGGATTCGATACGGGTGAAGTGGTCGTTCTGGGCCTTGTCGCTGGCCTTCAACTCCTTGATGTTGTCGGTCATGCCCGTGTAGGTTTGATAGGACATCCACCCCAGCGCGAGAACGCCGCCGAGGATCCAAACGAGCAAGTTTTGCAAGCTGATCGTGGTGTCGAGCCAGCGTGCGGGCCGGCCGGGTGGCCGGGCGTCCGAGTCAGGCGGGAAGCTTTGCGTCATGGCTCTACTTTTTATGGGCATGAAAAAGCCCGCTCAAGGCGGGCATGGATGGCGGGGCGTGCGGGGCGCTAGAAGGTGGCGGCCACGATGAACAGGTCATCAAGCTGCGCGTCGGTCAGGCTGAGTTGCGCGGCCAGCTCCGCAAACAGCGGATTGCTACGCTCCACGTCGGCCGCGTATTCCCATTCGATTTTGGCCTCGTCATCCTGCGCCGCGACGGCTGCATCGACGGCATCCAGCAGGCCGGCGCGCAGCAGCGCGAGCCGGGCCTGACGCATGGTCACCGAATACGGAACGGCGGGCGGCATTGGCGGCGTGTCGGGGATCTCCAACAACTCGTAATTGCCATCCGGATAGTGTTCGAGCATGAACGCTTCGTCAGCGATGATGGTGTTGGGCGCATCGCCGGTTATTTTGTAGGTGCTCATCCCATGAACTCCACAGTAACGATGGGCGCACCACCCGTCGCGGTCGTTGCAGCGGTCGCCGAGTTTGTCGAGCAAGCCGCTCCAGATCCTGACCCAAACCCAGGGACTCCGCTGGCCGCCAATGCGGGGCCGTAAGCCCCCCCTGATCCTGCAAAAATCCCTGCGGCACCGGAAATGGCACTGTTGGACCCGGCATTGCACACTGAGCCGCCCGATCCGCCACCATCGGAATTTGCTGAAGAGGGCGACGCAGCGTCAGCTGAGTTGGTATAGGCGCCAGAGCTGCCGCCCCCCATCAGTAGAATGGGGCTTCCGAAAGCGTTTATGTACCGAAAGCTGGGGTTGACAGGCGGCACACCCAGCGCCGCGACCTTGCCGTAGAAGTCGACCCCACCCAACCCACCAATACTCGTAGCCACGTCAGGCGACGGCCCACTTACACCCCCTCCCCCAGTTGTTCCCGGGGCCGTGGCTGAGCCGGACCTGCCGCCAGGCGAGGCACCGCCTGTAGCGGAAGCGAATGTTGCATTGCCCGAAGAAACGCTGGCCGGCGGGGCCCCGTATGGGTTGACGGCGCCGCCACCTGAGGCGCCCTTGTTTGTCGAACTGCCCGCGCTACCGCCCTGGAAATTGACATCGCCGCCCGTGGCCGTTCCGCCGACAGGACCAGCTATACCACTAGCGCCTATTTTTCCCGCCCCACCGCCGTTTGCGGTAACCACGCGAGCACCAATGGTCACAGTGGTAACGCCGCCAGGGTTGCCTGCCAGCGCACCGCCTGTCACGGAAACGCCGGCGCCAGGAGCGCCCATGACAACGGTAGCGGTATCCCCGGCCTTCATTTCTATTGCAGCCTGCGAATACCCAGCACCGGACGCCCCGGTAAGACCATTAATCCCTGCGGCAGTGCCGGTAGATCCAGAGACAGCCGCGCCAGACGCGCCCGCTCCGCTCACCGTCCATCGATACTTTCCATCGCGCGGAGCGGTAAAGACGCGAGATGAAAAAATCGACCACGACAGCTGAGGCGCAACACCGGCGCCACCGACGCCACCCAGAAGAGAAAGAAGAGTAACTGTCATGCGAGAACCCACCCATTGATAGAAGATTTGAAGACGAAACAAAGGCGGATGAACGGGTTGGTGATAGTCACCGTGTCGTTGATGCCGCAGACTTTGTTTGTGCCGTTTGGAATCAGAGAGATGGGATTGGTTTTTGCATTCCCGCTCATTTCCTCCGTCCAGAACTTGTTGCCATCCGCACCAGCCGGCAGCGTCAGGCTGAGCGCGCCCGCCGTGGTATCCATCGGGTAGCCATTGCCCGCCACCACGGTCTGATTACTCGTCAGCACGGCCGGCGTATGGTCCTTCGCCAGATAGTCAGCCGACCGGGCCTGGCCGGTCACGCCGATGCCAGTACCGGTGTCGTTGATGCCCACGCCGATGGCTGCCTCGGCCGCTGCTTCGGCTGCGGCTTGGGCCGTCTCGGCGCCAGTGCGTGCGGTGACCGCGCCGGTCGCGGCGGCCGCAGCGGCGGCGCGTGCAGTCTCAGCGGCATCCGCTTTCGTGCCGGCCGTCGTTGCGCTGCCCGCTGCTGCTGCCGCGCGCGTGCCGGCTTCATCAACCGATCCCGCTGCCGCCGTTGCCGCAGTCGCCGCTGCATCCCGATAGCCCAGCGCTTGCGCGCAGACCATCAAAAGGCCCGTGGCCATCTTCAACAGATTGACCATGTAGCCGTAGCCGCGCATGTCGTTCGCGGCACTGCCGTCGTCGCTGAATTCCCCATTGGGCAATACGACTTTGCTCATCGTGATTCCTTGATTTCGAAGCCCGCCGCAAAGGAATTCCACGAAGGGTAGGAGATTGGGTTTAGGCTCTTGAATGTCCCCAGATACGAGGTGCGAAGGAAGTTCTCGGAGTCGTCTGGGTCCATCATGAAAAGAACCTGCTTGTCGGTGCCCAGGGTCCGTTGCATCTCGAACAACTGGCCGAAGGCCTCCGCGTTGGTGAGATGGTCGATATTGAAAGAGCTAGAACGCAGGCCTTCGCGGCGGTCGAAGTATTCGGTACCGTCGATCGCCTGATCGGAGGTTGTGGCCGTATTCCATTGCGTCGACGCGCCGTACGACGCATTGATCTGCGGGCTCCAAAGGCCGCCCACGTAGAGCCTGCCTAGCTCGACATACCCGTCGGCGTTCGCCTCGTCGGCGATCTCGATGCGCAAATACCGGCCAACGACTAGCTCTGGGATCAGGTCCACCAACATGCCGGGGTAGCTCTTGCGCGCGCTTTCGAGCATCTTCCCGTCCCACCAGTTCGGCGAGCCCCAGGGCAGCGAGCCGAAGGCATAAATACGGCCCCACCCTTCCAGCCAGCCCGAGTCGTAGAGCGCGTCGGACATATCGGCGTTTGCGCTCACGCGCGCGCGCCAGGTGGCAGAAAGCGAAAGGTTGTGCCGCACGATCGCTATGCCGCCGATCGTTTGCAGCGAGCCAAGATCGGCGTTTAGCGCCGTGTTGGCCAGCGCCGTATTGGCCGAGCGCGCCACCTTCGAAAGCCGTCGGTCCTGAAGCGCGGCCAGCGGCATCTGCCAGGCCGCGCCGGTAGGCGTCAGCGCCGCGCTGTCCGTGAGGCACGGATAGATAAAAGTCACATTTCCCACATCACCCCCAGAGAACAATTTCGGCCAGATTCGGCCCGGCGCCGGGGTCTATCCCCGTAACTAGCAAGGGTCGGCTAGCCAGGCCATAGCGCGGCTGGTCGGCAAGGGCAACCGAGTTCAGATCCGCCGCGCCGATCTCTGCCGGCGGCATGGTCATGCTCACCAACGTGCGCGGAACGCCGTACAGCGCGAACAGGCGGGTGCATTCTGCCGTTGCGTCCGCCTCGTTGAGCAAGTAAGAATCGAAGGTCAATTCGATGGCGTTGGGCCAGGCCGTCTTTATCGTGGCGTCTTCATGTGTTGCCGTCCGGAACTCTTCCGCCAGGAAGCCCGCGCGCGGCGAGATGCTGACCGAGGTCTCCAGCCGGGTTTGCACGGTGTAGTTCTTGCCGTAGCGCAGGGTGACCTTCCAGCACGGGGCGATATAGCTCTTGATCTCGGCGGTAATCGCCTGACTAACGGTCCAGGTTTCCACCGGCGGGCCGCTCGGCGCGACGATCACGCCCATGCGCAGCTTGTTGAGCCGGTCGAACATGTACCAGGCGCCCACGGACGAAGCGATCATGTCCATGAGCTGGCGCGGCGTTGCGTCAGCATCGGCGAACACGCCCACGGGTGAGGTGTTCGGCAAAAGGTCTGCCGAAATATCCGACGCCGGTATACCGGCATCGAGCGCGATTTGGCGCAGGAGATAGGCGGGCCGCACTTCGGCCGTTTCGAAATCGCAGGTGATAGCGCTGGGGCTGCTGCCGATGCGGAAGTAACCCTGAAAGCACCGGAAGTCTCCGGCCGCCGGCGCAGTCGCCTCCAGATCTGCAAGGCTGGTGTAATCCGCGCCCCGCGTGAGCAGCACGCCCAGGTCATAAGCAGCCGTGACCGTGCCGGCCTGGTCGCTCGCCTGATAGATCTGCTTGGACGTATTCACCAGCTTCGGCGTGCCGTTCATGAAGCGCCCGTAGCCGCGCGGCTTGGTCTGCCCCTTCAGATCGTCGGCCGTACCCTCCAGCCCGGCTGGGAGCACGTTCGTGCCGGCGTAAGTCGGCCGCGTCCACGTATCCAGGTCGACGAGACGGTCGCGGATAACGAACGACACGATGTTCTTGCTCGTGCCCACGCTGCCCAGCGTCCCGCTCATTACTACCGTCCAGCCCGCATAGCCGGCCGACCATTCGCCCGATTTCACGACGAACGGCCGACCTTCGAATGCGTAATCGGTGATGAGCCGATCAAGCGCGCCGTCCTGATTCACCAGGTCCACATTGCCGGCCGTCGCGCGGCTGGCGCCGTAGACGGCCGCCGAATCGAAGATCACCCTCCCCAACGTCGGCGCCGTCTTGATGCGCGGCTCGAAAAAGATGTTGGGCGGGGTGTCGCTCGGCGTAGTGGTGTAGCCGGCCGTGGCGAAGTAAAGCTTCTCCGTCACGCCGGTGGAAAGCCGCAGCCCCTCGATTTCGATTGATAGAGGCATGGCTTATCCGTTGGTGACTAAAGAAGAGCGGCGCGACGCATCGACCAGCTTGCCGCGCTCCGCGGTGTCTTTCTCCGCGATTGCCGCTTGCTGGTTGAGCCCCGCCTTGAGCAGTTGCGCGATCGTTTCCTTTAACTCGCGCAGTTCCTCGCACACGTCGTCGCTGCTACTCGACGCCGGCCGCTGCAGCATGTCCATTAGCGCGCGGTTATCCGCCTTCGGGATAATCCGCTCGCCTTCATGGATGTCTGCCTTCATGTCGTAGGGCACATAGTTCGTGCCCACGGCGAAGGAGCGGCCTTCGCCGGCGCCGTAGGTGGCGTAATGGAACGCCGCGTACTGCTCCGGTGTCATGCCGCCACCATTGCCGGCTTGATAGGCCGCCAGAACATCGGGGTTGTTCATCAGGTACTCGTCGGCCGGGTTCATCACTACGCCGGTCGAGTTGCGCCCTTCCCCTGCTCCGTAGGCCGCATAGTGATAGGCGGCATACTGGTTGGCATTCATGCCACCCGGGTCCTGCTGAAAGGCCTGATTTACATCAGGGTTCGCACCGAGATAGGCATTGCCACTGCCGAATGCCGAAGCGTATGCAGCCAGCGCATCCGCTAATGACTGCACGCTGTCATCGAGCTTGAGGATGCCCTCGACCGACTTCTTCATCTCGTCGAGCTGCTGCTTGGCAATGTCCAGCGCGCTGCTGGCCGACGCCTTGGTGATAGCCAGGTCGGCCTGCACCTTGGCGAAGGTGTCCGCGTAGGCTTCACTCGATGCGTTCCAGCCCTTCGACGCGTTCAGATAGTTCTGCGCCGCGGTGGCCAGGTCGCTCTGCGCGCCTTCGTCGCCGCCCTGAGCCTTCGCCAGTGTTTCTTCGTACTGGCGCTTCGCCTCTGCCAGCTTGTCCTGCGGGCTGAGCGGAGAGAGATCACCCAGATTGAGCGAGTCCTGCAGCTTGTCGAGTGCGTCAACGAACGAGTTGAGGTTATCGACGCGCGCCTGCAGAGCCTGCGATTCACGGTCGTAGGCTGCTTGCACATTGCCGCTCAGCGTCTGCTTAAGCGCATCCTGCTGCTGTTGCGCAGCTGCCGCCTGTTGTTGCGCAGCCTGGGTTATCGCATCAGCCACTTGCCCAACAGTCGCCTCGTAGTCCGAGAACCCCTGCTGCAGGTTCATCATGGCGACATAGGTGTCGCGCCCGGACTTGGTGGACAGGTCGAGCGCTTCCGCCATCTGGCGAAACTGCGCCTTGCTCGTCGGAAGATCCAGCCCGATATTCGCAAACTGCCGCGTCACATCGGTGGTCAGCTTGTTGAATTTTTCCGAGTCCGAGTAATAGTTGTTGAAGTAGGAGTCCATCGACGCCTGGAACTTATCCAGACCGCCCATGAAGTTCGCCAGCGACATGCCCGCCTCAAGGGTCAGGCCGCGCATGTTGGCGAACGGCAGCTCTTTCAATGCGACACTGAACGCCTGGATCTTCTGAATTCCCTCCATCAGCCCCGTGAGGGTAGCGTCATCGGCGGTTTTCAGATCGCCGTTGTTCGCGAGGTAATCCTTGTAGACGGAATTGACGTTCGAGTTGGCGACGGCCGCGAGCATCGACCGCTTCATCTCGGTCATGTACGCGGTCATCACGTCGCCGTAGTCTTTCGTGTCGAGATCGATGCGGTTATCGAAATCGGGCCCGCCGTCGCCGGCATCGTTCCGGACCACAGAACGGACGAAAGAGTTGCCGTTCTTAGGGGAAAGCTCCCAGTCATTGAACATGTACAGCGCGTCTGCCGTGCCGCCCAATGCGGTAATCAGATCGCGAGTGTTGTCGTAGTTCTTCTGAACAATCGCCTTCGTGTTGTCGAGATTCGGGTCGCCGCCGGACGGACCGCCCTCGCCCTGCACCTGGTTGTCGGTGGAATAGCCAACAAAGGGCCCAGAGCCGTAGCGGGTCTCGCCGCCGAACATGCCGTTCTTGCCCCACACCATGGCCGACAGCGCCAGGCCCGAGAGCAGGTTCGCCACACGACCACTCAGGCCGATCTTGTTCAGCGTGTCGTCCACGAACTTCATGGGCGCGTTGACCACCGACCCCACGCCGGTGACGTCCATGTCCTCGTATCGGACGCCGTCCTTGTACATCTTGTCGTTCTGCCACACGGCATAGGCCAGGGCCACAGGCCAGCTTGCCACCAGTTTCGACGCCAGCTGCGCACCGAGCCCACCCGCAGCAGCACTAGCCGCCGTTGTGGCAGCAGCGCCGGCCGCCTCTGCAGCAGCAGCGGTTGCAGCAGTGGAAGTCGCAGCAGAGACCGCAGTACCCAACCCGTCCGCGATCAAGGCTCCGGAAGTGCTTGCAGCTGCTTCGGCTGCTGCTGAGGCAGCCGCCGTCGCCGCAGTATCCAAAGCCGCAGCACCAGCTCCTTGCCCCAGCCCTTCGGCTATAGCAGCAGCTGCCGAATTGGCTGTAGCGCTCGCCACCGAGTCGGTGGCCACCTGCCCGGTAATTTTGCCGATGAGGCTGGAAATGGTGTCGGATATGCCGCTAAATCCGTTCTTCATCAGGCCGTACAAGGTGTTGACGGTGGACGCGGTGTTAAGCCCGCCCATCAGATTGCCGCCGCCCGTGCCGGATGGGGCATTGCTGCCGCTGGCGCCCGAAAGCCCAAGGAGACTCATAAAGCCCGAAATGAGGTCACTGCTGCCGGAGCTGCTCGACCCACCAAGACCCGAGACGCCCGTGAGCGAGCCCACCAACTGGACGATGATCGGCTTGACGAACATCTTGTAAATCTGGTCGGCCACGGTGGTCTTGAACGTGGTCACGAGCGATTGAGTGAACGATTCCCACGTTCCCTTACCCCCGTTCAGCATGTTGGCGAAGCCATCTTGGAACACGCGGTCCAGGTCGCTGATAAGCTGCTTCGCCTGCTCAATCTGGGGCTTGCTCAGTTGGTTCGCATACCAGGTGTCGTATTGTTCAATCAGCTTCTGCTGCGCGTCGGTGCCGTCGCCGGCCAACTTAATGCGCTGGCGCCAAGCGTCGGCGTCGATCTCCGTCAGCGCCTTGTTGCGCGCCGTCTCGTCGAGAATGGAATCGGCCGCGAACTTCTTGTTCTCGTCCATCAACTGCTGCGCGCCCTGGTAGGCTTGGCTTTGCGCCATGATCGAGCCAGTCAGGTCGGCATTGGCCTTGGCGTAGTCCCGCACCTTCGCCGCCATATCGTCGGTGACGGTGATGCCCTTGCGCTGCTCGTCGGCCAGGAACTTCTCTGCGTCGCGCAGGATCTTCGATTGCGCCGTGGCGATCGTGCGCGCCTCGCCGGTTTTTCCGTAGAGCGCGGTTTGCTCGGCCAGCGTGTCGGAAAGCGCCTTGGTGCCGTCGCTCAGCTTGTCCTGCCAGGCGTCATAATCCTGGTTGAGCTTTATGGCCTTCTGCCGTGCGTCGTTCGCTTTCTGGTCGGCCGCGAGCACTTGAGCGCGGGCCAGCGCTTCCTTCAATTGAGCATCGGTCTGCTTGTTGGCGCGGTTCACCACAGCGAGCGTTAGCTCGTTCTGGATCTTGAGGACGAGTTTGTCCCCCGAGTTCGCCTTGTCAGCAGCGGCGCCGTACAGGTCGAGCGACTTGGCCAGTTGTTCTTCGGCCTGGATCTGCGACTCGATGTCAGCCATTTGTTGAGCGTGGGCCGACACGTTAGCGGCTACGGAGGAGGTGGAACCCTTGTCCTCGTACTTTTTCTTGACGTTCTCAATAAGGTCATCGACCTGCTGCTGCGTGGCAGCCGAATTGGCGCCTTTTACCCGAATCTGGGCGAGTTCGTCGTCGCGCATTTGATTGCGCGTGCGCATTGCCTGCTGCTGCGCAGTGATCCACTTCGTGTTTTCGGTCTTGGTCTTTTCAAGCTGAACCGCAGCGCCCTGCGCCTCGGTCTCCGCCGTTTTGGCATCCTCGGCAGTGATTGCGGAACGCAGTTGATCCGACTGGGCTTGTAAACGAGTGATGGCCTGGGCGGCCCGATTGTTGCCGCCGCCAAAGCGCGCGCCGCCTGGGGCGGTCACCATGCCCTGATTCTGCTGGAGGTCGGCCAATTGGGCCTGCACAGCAGAGAATTGCTGCTTCATGTCAGCGAGAGACTGCGGCCGGCCCACGTTCAGCATGGCGTCCCACGCCCGCTTCGCCGTGCTAGCAATGCCGTCCCATGCGCGCTCTAAGGCCCCAGCCTGCTGTTTCACGTTGTCGGCTAGTGCCACGGTGGCATTGGCGTAGGTGTCCTGGGCAAGCCTCGCCGCATCCGTTTTCTTGCCCTGCTCTTCCAGTGCAGCGACCTGTTTATAGATCGACGCAGTTAGGAAATTCTGGCCCTCATTCAATTTGAGTAGCGTTTCGGACGGCGCCTCACCCAGGCGAACGAAGTTTTTCACGGTGTCGTCGATGCTCTGGCCCCAGGCGTCCTTAGCCTTGACCGCGGCGAGCGCGAAACCTTCCATCTGCTTGCCAGCCACTTGCCCGGTGGAAGCGAGCGCCGTGAGTGCTTGCGCTGCACCTCCTTGAGTGCCGGAGATTCTGGCGATGCTGGCGGCCATCGTGCCCATCTGACCGCTTGTCACGCCGGCGTAATTGCCGCTCATGACGAGAGCTTTGTTATAGGCGACCGACTCCTGACTTCCTTGGAAATAGGCCAGGCCGAGCGTGCCCACGGCCGCGGCGAGAATGACGTATGGATTTATCAGGCCCAGCATGAAAGTGCCGAGCGCGCGAGCGGCGGCCCCGACGCTGCCGAACATGTCGCGCAGCTGCCCGCCTTGCTGAAGCAGCACGGTAATCGGTGCCTGGCCGCCCCGGAGGCTCGTAACGATGTCGGTGAACTGCGCCGGCACTCCGCGCATAGCAGCAGCCGTCTGCTTCGCAGAGGTGGCTGTGCTTCCGAACGACTTGTTCACTGTCGCAAGCTGCTCGATCAGCGGCGCGGCCTTATCTGACACGCCCAACTGTGCCGCGCGATATTCCAGCAACTGGCGCGCGGTCAGTCCGGCGGTGGCGGCCTGCTCCTTCAAGTTCTGGATGAACTTGTCGCCAGCGGCGGAAGCTTTCGCGCTGCTGGCGGCCAAGGCCGCTTCGGACGCGTCGATCTGCTTCAGCGCCACGTCGTATTGCTCGGCGGTGATCTTGCCCGTGCTCCACAGCTTGATCAGCTTATCCGTCTGCACCTGAACGGCCTGCATGGATCCAGCGCCGCGGCCGATCGAGGTGAGGGCCGCCGAGGTCTGATTGATCTCGTTGGTCATTGATTGGAACTGGGCGTTCTGCGCCCCCAACTGCGCGCGAGTGGCAGCAGCAGAGGCAGCGGTCGAGCCTTGAGCGGCCGTCAGTTCGCGTTCTGCCGTGGCGGCCTGGCGCAGCGCGTCAGCATCGCGTGCGCGCGCAGCGGCGGCCTCGGTGGCCGATTGAGCGATGGCGCGGTAGCGCGCGGCGGCCTGGTCTTCCGTTTCCGAAAGCGACTTGCTGGCAGCCTCGGCCGCGCGCGAGCTGCGTTCGACCTTGTCCAGGGCTTCCGCGTTCTTGTTGGCCGCATCCGTGACGGCGCTCGAGCGCGAAGCGGTACGCTCCATGGCCGTGGCCATGCGGTCCAGCTGCGTCGCAACGCGTTCCACGACGGCGAGCATCTTGGACTGCGTGCTGTTGAGCACGTCGAACTTGCTCGACATGGCCGCCGTGTCGGCGCCCACGCTTTGGATGGTGTCCAGCCAAGACTTCTTGACGCGCTTGGCGACATCCTCGGTCTTGACGCCTGCGGCAGTGACCTTATCGAGATCTGCTGCGGCGCGCGGCGCGTCGCTGCTGTCGATCTTGATTGAAAGGCCGGCTTCTTCTGTCGACATGGCGCACCCAAAGAGAAGGCCCGCACGCGGCGGGCCTTGAAATAAGAAGGACCAGCAGCTGCCGGCCCAGGTAACAACGATCTATTTGCCCTTCCCTTCCTTCGGCTTGTCTTTCGCCTGGGCGGTAAGCCAGGCCTGATCCAGCCTGGTCAAGGTACGAAGTTCCCAGTCCTGGGCACGCAGGCTACGGTTGCGGAAGAACCAACCGATGGCCTCCTCCGAAATTGGATTTGGCCCCATCCCGAACTGCCGCTTTTGCGACAGAGCGCAGAACCACTCCCAGAGATATTCCGCACCATCGGGCATCTCGCCAGCCGCCTCGAGGGCCGCCGGCGTCCTTCCTGTGCTCTTCTCGATGGCGAGAAGATGATCGCGAAGGGTGCCGCCGTCGCCCTGGCGGGCGTTGAGTTCGAACTCGGCCTCAGCCCACTCGATCAGGCGGTCGGCGAGCTCTTCGTAAAAAGCGAAGCGTCAGCCGAGGTTTCGAGGATCTGCTGCACAAAGCTAGGATTGCGATCCAGGGCCCGTTTCAGCAATGCGGGGCTGAACTCTTCCTTGGGGCCGCGCCACCCGGTTACGGACATGACGGCCTTTTCCAGCGTCTGGGCGGCATCTTCTTCGATGGTGCGAACGTCGGCGCCCTTCTTGCGCGCGGTTACCGCGCTTTGGCGACGGATCGAATTGATCATGCGGAAGGCGTGCGCTTGCATACGCGCGGATGCGTCACCGACGACCGTCACGAAGATTCCGGTGGGAGCGCTATCGGCGTACAGCAGTTCCACTTCGACGCCCTGATCATGCTGGGTGCGCTCGTCGAAATCTTCGATCGAGATGACTTTTTCGGCTGCTTTGGTCATAGGTATTGCCTCAATAAGAAAGCCACCTCTGAGGGTGGCGTTTGCGGGAATAAAAAAGGCCGCAGCAGGGTTACCTGACTGCGGCCAAGAGGCAGCCTTGGTAGGCTGATTCGGTTATGCCGCGATGCGGCTATCGGTAATCTTGATGACGGATTTGTCGGCCGGCGTGGCGCCCGTGCCGTCCATCAGGGCAGTGAAGGAGCACTGGGCGATGGCTTCGCCAGCGGCATCCTTGACCGTGTAGCTGCCCAGCTTCAGGCGCGGGAATTCGAATGCGATGAAATCGGTCGAGTCCCCGCCCTCGGTCAGCGTGATCTTCAGCGAGAGCTCGGCCTCGTCCAGGAACTTGCGCAACAGCGTGGCGTCCTGGTGATAGACCGAGAAATTGCCCGAGACATCAATCCGGCCGACGAACACGTCGGGCGTGGACTTGGAACCGATGACCGCGCCGACGCTTCCGTTTCCGTTGACGGTGAAGTCAGCCGCGGTGACGGTCGCCACGGCAACGCCGTCGATCAGCAGTTCGCCCGAGACGCCCGCCTCGGTCGGCGTGGTGGTCGCGGCGGTGGGCGCGGTGAAATACTGCGCGCCGGCCGTCTCCATGGACTTGCCCATCACCGTAAAGGAGACGGTGGCCATGCCGTTTGCCGGCAGCTGAACCTGTGCTTGCGTGATGCGGTTGCCGGTGAAGACCTCGGACTGGGCAATGTCGGAGCGCCACGACTCGATCGAGAAACTGTCCGAGGTGTGCCCGGTTTGCGGGACGGTCAGCGTGCCCGGGGTGTCGCCGAGCTCGCCAGGCACCCAGGTGCCACGTAGCAACGCGGCCCAGAGATCCTTGTGAGTCAGGCCCGAAACCTCGTCCTGCAACGTCCCATCGACCTTCTCGGCGCCGTGCCGGAAATCGACCTGCTGCTGATGCCCGACGATTTGATTGCTGGAGAACGTCTCCTTCGTCAGGTTCAGGTCGAACTCGGTGCGGCGCAGCTCTTGCGCGCCGGCGGCGACCGGCTTGACGCCGAACACAAGCTCTTTCTTGTAGGTGACGGTTCGAAAAATACCCTTGGCGATGGTCATAATTTGCTGCTCCACGGTGGGGACCGGGGAGGCAAATCGGCTGCGGGGCCTTTCGGCGCGGCAGACCAGCGTGCCCGGATACTTGAATGGCGTTAGATGCCTGATTGGAACGAGGCGCGCGCGGCTTTCGCGGGGCGCACTTCGCGAATTACTTCTGTGCTTTCAGCCACGCTTCCCACGCCGCGATCGCCATCTTGGCGGCACGCAGCAGTGCGAGGTGCAGGGTTTTGGTGATCTCGGACATTGGGGCTCAGACGAAGGCGTCGGCGCGGTAGCGGATCGACACGGGGAGAAAGAAGGTGCCATCGTTTTGCGATTGGCTTGGGCCGATAGCCGGCGTCCGTTCGAACAGCACCTGAATGGTTCCCGCTGCGTCGTGCGCGCCAGCGCCGCGCCTGAACAGCTCCGCGATTTCGCCGGCCAGCCGCTCCGTGGCGCCAGCGCCTTCGCCCTCGGGGCCATAGACCGACACCTGATAGATGCCCGTGTGACGCTGCAGGGAGACGCCCAAGGCGGGGTTCTGAGGCTCCGCCGTCATGAGGAAGCCGCGCAGATAAGGCGGGGCTGGCGGCACGAACGCCACGTTCTCCCAGCCGATGGCCAGCGCGGGCGCGCGCGCGGCGGCCCAGGCGCCAAGCTTCGATTCAATGGCGCCGCGTATCTGGCTTTTCATGGGAGTTCTTTCAGAATTCGATCGACATAGGCTTGAAATTCGACCGCAGTGATGCGAACCATCCCTGCCGGCGCCTGCTTCGAATGCCCGTATTCCAGCTTCTGGGCATACGGGAGGTTGTTGGTGATGTAGACGACGCCGCCGGCCTGCAGCGCGGCGACGAACGCCGAGATGCGCGCCATGCTGACGTCGCCGGAGGCGTCTATGGCATCGATGACGCCTGATGCGCGATCGCCGGCGCTGATCTGCCAGTTCGCTCGAAACCGGCCTCCGACGTAGCCTTTGCCTGCGACCTTGCCGTTCTGGTTGGCGGCCCACAGGTCGGGATTGCCCACCGGGGAGCGTTCCACCAAGCTTGCGCCGATCTGCAGAACAACGCGGCGCACGATCACGTCGTGCTTTTGCTTCGTCTTTTCGGCGAAGGCGCTAAGCTGCTCCGCAAAGGACGCTGTCATTTCACTCCCCGGATCTGGCAGATAAAGAGCAGCGGCACCGTGGTCGGCTCGATGTCACTCACGTCTTCCACGCGGAACCGCTTGCCTCCGATCAAGGCCACGTCGCCGGTGACAGGGAGCGGCATGTCCGTGCCGTCGCTCTGATGGACCGACAAATAAAGCTGCTGGTCGCCCTGCTTCACCAGCGTGCCGTCAACGTCGTCCTGCTCGTAATTGAACTTGGCACCGGTGCCAGGGAACGTGCTGGTCACCGCCGGCGCTGTATCGCCCGTCCCGGGGTCATACGCGCCGGACGGCGTGCTCCGGACGATCTCCAGATCCATGCCGTAGCGCTTCAGCATCGCCGTGGCGCGCGCAGCCTTGGCGGCATAGTCAGTGGCCATGGCGCATCTCCTGGATTTCTCCGCCCGTATAGACGTCCAGTTCGCACGCGATGGCGACTGCTTCCCGCGCGGTCTTCCCGCATCGCATCGCCGTCGCAACGATCAGCTCTCCGCTACCGCCTGCCCAGGGTACGCACGCGGGGCAGCGACTGAGAGATTCGTCGTATTCCCACGCCGAGCCGTCCGGCTCGACCAGCAGCGCGGTGAAGCCTTCAGCGTCGACGACGGCAGGCCGTTCCGCCTTGCCGTCGAGCCAGAGCATCACGGCATAAGCCAAGACCATTTTTCCGCAGAACGCCACAATCGCCCCTGACTCCAGTCGGAATACCTTCCGGCTGAATCCGAAGACGCTATTTCTGCTGGTTATTTGGCTATCGGTGCAAACCGACTTCCCGTCGTAGGCGATCGTCGTCATGCCCGCACCATCCGCACGGTCGTCGTCCGCACCCAGAGCAGCGGGCAAAGCAGATCATCGACCAGGGCATAGCACACCTGGCCATCGTTCACCGCTTCTGCAAATTCCGTCGTAATCGGCCCGATCGTCTCTTTCTTGATGCGCTCGGCGCCGTTCACGTCGACATACAGCGACCCGGCCAGCGCGCGTAATGCAAGCTCGGCCGTCGCGCTGAGAACGCGCTTTTGCGGCCAGGGATATTTGAGGCGCGGCCATTCCAGCGGCTGATTGGCCACCAAAACAGCCGACACGAAGCGGTACCGCGAATCGATGTACTGCGTCGCCGCGCGCAGAGCAATTTCCTTGGCCTCGGTCGCAGCGGCAGCCCAGGCCGCGTGGCCCAGCCCGGCGTGATATTCGTCGGCGCCGGCCACCGATAGATAAGTATCTGTTCCTTCGACCAGCGCCATTTCTTACTCCGTTGCGTCGTGCAGGGCCTGCAATTCATCCTTCTTGGCGCCGGCGGGGATTTCTATGCCCTTGGCGGCCAAGGCATCCTTGAGTTGCGGTACGGTCATGGCCGATACCGACTCGCCGGCCTCACTCGAAACGGGGCGGCGTTCGGCAGGACACCAGCCAGCGGCCGCGTGCGCTTGGACGGCATCGGGGTGAACCTCGATGTACTGGCCAGCAAGGGAAAGGGGCACCAATTCGATTTGTTCGCTCATCGCGATCTCCAGAAATAAAGCCGGGGCCCGAAGGCCCCGACATTTCGTTAGCCAAGCAGCAATGCGACGTGCTCGGGCTTGATCACCGCCGAGCCCCAGGCCAGGGCCACCTCGTACTTGATCTGGCGATAGCCGCGGTAGATCGAGACCTCGAAGGCCAATCCGGTCATCGGGTCGACGAGCGACATGCGATCGTCAGCGGAATCGCCGTCTTGCGGGAGGGCCGGCGCGCGGGCGGCCAGCACAACCGCCGATCGGGCGAAGGCGGCATTCGGCGTGTAGTCACCACCGACGGTCAGCGCATTCGCGGTCGGGATGAGCACCCGCGAACCAGGCTTGTTGATCAGGACCGTGCCGGGGCCAGCAACGCCCACACCAACCACATACTTGTGATCAGGGTCGGCAGCGAACGTGATGACATCGCCCGCCAGCAACGTGCCGGTGCCGGTGACCAACACAATCGATGCCACGCCACCAGCCGTGGCGCCCGAGGTGACATAGGCGGTTCCGGTGCCCTTGGTGTGGCGCACGATGCCGGCCGAATTGCGCAGCGCGAAGCCCTGCAGACGATCGGTCATGCCATTGCGCAGCATGTCGCTCGACCCCGCCTCGTTCACCTTGAATAGGACCGATTGCTTGCCGCGCAGATTCGCCATCCCGCCCGAGCCGAGCACCAGCTGCAGGTCCGACAACGGGGCGCCGTTGTCTTCGAGGATCTGGCGGACACCGGCCACGTCGCTCAGATCGCCTGCGACACCAAACGGCGCGGTGCCAGCCGTGCCGTAGGCGCGCGATGCGCCGGCCATAACTTTCAGGGCGATGTCGGATTCGACCGCGTTGACCAGCTTACGCATCCCGTCGGAAAACTGGTCCGCAAGCAGCTTGTTGAAGGTTCCCGTCGATCCGACAGCCAATTGCTCTTCGCCATTCCACTTGATCGGGGCGGCTTTGGAGTACTGGATCGTCATGTCGATGTAGCCCGGAGTCGTATCCCCGGTGTTTGGGGGCAGTTGACCCGGCACGATGTCTTCCAGCGCGCCGGACTCGCCAATCGGCACCCGGACCACCTGGCCAACAGCCGCGCGCTCGGCGTTGCTGTCGCTGCGAACGGCCGGAATGAACCCGACCATTTCGCGGGACACCGTGTTCAGGGCCTCGTACAGGGTAGGAATCAGCCCCGTGAGAGTGTTGGCGCCCATCACCAACCCGCGGCGGACCATGAAGTTGAACAGGTGCGCATGGCCGATGAGGCCAAACGCCTTGGCATACAGAACGCACTTGTCGGCGCACCCGGCCAGCAGCGGCCGTGCAGCCGCAACCGGGGCGGCGGCAATCGATGCCATGAGTCCGAGCAAAGCTGCGGCTCGGAAAGAAGTGAAAAATTTACGCATGTTGATGCCTTTGAGTCGTCAGGAGGGGATTTGTGTGTGGGCTATCCGGCCCGGTGCTCCGATCCCCATCCGGGTCTCGGCAAAATGAATTGCTGCTGGGTCAATCGGTGATCGCGGTGTCTTTGATCGCGGCGAGACGGGCCGTGGGATCGAGCGCGTCGAACTGCGCGCGGGTCATCGTCTTCTTGCCGCCGGCGCCGGGATTGCCGCTCTTCGCGCCACCACCGGACGCGCCGTTACCCTTGAGAATCATGTCTTTGTTGGGGTATTGGCCCACGAAGACCTCCATCGCCTCGTCGAAGTCGGCGTGCTCACCGTGGCGCGTCGCGGAGAACAGCGGATTCCCGTTGGAGTCGAGGGGAACGAGCTTGCCGTTCTCAACCTTGAGGCGATCGCCGAAGAACTTCTGCGCGATGTCGGCGGGGATTGCCAATTTCTCGGCGACGAACTTCGAGGTGGCAAAGCTGCCGCCGATGATCCGATCGTTCAGGTTGGAAGTGAGCTTGCCGACCTCGTCGGTGAGGGTCTTTTCGCGCTCGGCGGAGGCGCGCGTGGCAGCCTCGACCGATTCACGAGCGGACTTCGCCGCGGCGTCTTTGATTTCCTGGACCTTGCCGGCGGTAATCAGTTCGCCGTCTTTGATGTTCTTGACGGTATCGAGCGCTTTGCGCGCCGATTCGGCGTCCTCGATGCCTTCGAACGGCTTGTACTTCGCCTCGGCGGCCTCGGCGCGCTCCCGGTGGCTCTTCGCTTCGCCGTTCAGCCGGCCAATGGCAGCAATGGTGCTGTCGCCGTCCAGGGGTGCCTCGCGGTTATCCGCATGGATGAATACGGGGAGCTTCTGGCCGCCAACCTCTTGCAGAACGATGTGTCCATCGGCGTCGTATTTGTAGGGCATTGCTGTTCCTTGGGCCATCCGGCCGTTCATGCGTGCGGTATCCGCCGCGCTTCGCCCTGGCACATCCGTGCGACGGGCAATAAAAAAGCCGCCCGTGATTGCTCAGGGGCGGCTTCGTGAAAAAGGTAGGTCTATTGGTACTTGGCTTTCAATTGGGCCAGCGTCAGTTCGCGACCGCGCATGTCCAGAAGGTCCGCCAGCGTCAGCTTCTTGTCGCGCCACAGCTTCGCGCGGCCAGGCCCGAGCACTTCGTCCTGCCAGTCCTGGGACTTGCTGTCTAGGTAGGCTTCGAAGTCGAGCTTCGATGAGACCGGTCCATCAGCGCTGGCCCGGCTGCTCGACTCGAAGCCTCCGATCTCCTTGCCATCGATGACCAACGGCTTCAAAACCGGCACCTCAACGCTTCGGCAGCCGAAATGCACGGGCGTGCCGCCGTTGTAGGGAATCTTGTGTCCCACCGGGTTGCCTTCCATGTCCCACTGTTTGTGGTCGCGCGCCTGGCACTGGACGGTGGTGTGCGAATCCAACGTGCTGATCTGCCGCAGGCCGATCACGATGTCGTCGTTCGCTGTAAAGACCGCTCGGCGCGACGAATTGGCCATCGTCTGCACCGACGTTTGCACCAAGGTTCGCGCGTCACGCAGCGAAGCGTCCAGGAATCCCGGGCCCTCCAACGAAGCGCCACCGGGTCCCTTCCCCACAATGCCGCGTGCTATTTGGTCGTTCGTTAGCCCATCGGTGAAACCGATGCGCACGGCGCGCGCGAAGTTATGTTGGGCCGTCAGCGACTGCGCTTGCCACCAGTCGGCGGACGGCGCGCCCTTGACTGCCATTTCGGCGACATCGGGCAGCAACACGTTCTTCATGACTAGCAGCGCGGTGCCGGCAGCCCGGTTGACCATCTGCACCGATGCTTCGGCGAACAGGGCGGCGAGATCGTGCAGCGCGCTCACTTGCGCCGCCGAAACCTGTGCGTAGCCCGTATCGAGCACCTTGAGGCACCGGGCGATGATGGCCTCGAGCTGCTTTTTGCTCGTCGGATCGGCGTCCTGCAGAGTGCGCTGCGCCAGCGCGACAAAATCCCGGATCTGCGCCTCGGCCTGACCCTGGAGGCCCGCCGCAGTGCGCAGGGCGTCCAGATTCAAGTCGGTTAGAAGCGCGGCGAGTCGATCGTCGAATGCACCCATGGCTAGGCCGCCTGCTTAGGCGGTGGCACGGCCGGCGCAGTCTTTGCCGAGGCAAGGATCGCGGCAATCGCGCCGCCAGACGGTGCTTGATCGTTAATCCGCTGCTGCTCCTCCTCCCAGTCCACGTCGTCCGAGATCAGCCCGCGGCGCTTAGCCTCTTCGAAGAGGAGCTGCGAACTCAGCACGCCGGCCGCGTTCATGGTGATGAGCACCTTCATGCTTTCTGCCGGCGCGGCGTCCTGCCCAAGGTCGGGCGTAAGTTGAACGTGCCCGCCGCTATCGCCCAGGCCCATCCAGCTCGCAGTGAATGCGAGTGCAGCGTCGATCGCCTCCTCCAGGCCCTCGGCCATACTGGCGAGCTGGCTGATTTCCTTGGCTTGCTCGTCCTGCGACTGGCCTTCGGAGAGCGACAGCACCGTCTGCGTGAGCAGCTTGGCGCCGGCCGTCTTCATCTGCTCTTCGAGTTCGTTGAGCGATTCCTGGCCGGCCTTGATGGCCGCGCCCGTGTGCTCGACGTACTTCACGTCGCCGCCCAAGGGAAGGTCGATCATCGATTTGTTGATCTTCATCGGCTCGGCCTCGCCGGAAAGCCGGTCATACGTCTGCTCCACGCCAATCCGGGCCAGCAGGGGCACGCGCGCGGTATGCAGGATGGTGTCCTGGTCGCTCTGGCTCTGCCAATGCTTGACGTTGAGGTGCGCCAGCTCGAGGAGAGGCGGTTTCGCAGTCATGTAGCCCGTGCGCCCGGTGTAGAGCGGAACTAGTGGGATCACGCCCTGACTCGTGGGAAAATCCTCCACCATCTCCCACCCGTCCTTACCGAGCCGATAAAGGCGGCAACGATTCGGCTCCAGCACGCGAACCTGCTCAACTTCGATGTGGCCGAACTCGCCGTCCTCGACCGTGATGCATTCGCGAAAGCGGAACTGGGTTAGCCGGTTGGTGTCGCCTGCAAGCTCGGATCGCCAGCCCAGAACCTGCGGGGCGCGCACGAGAATCCAGTTGGGTCGTAGGCCGAGTGCCTTCTCTTCCGCCTTGGTGCGCACTGCCTCACTACGGGGGAAATCGACCAAAACGAAGGCTAGCCCGTGATTCAGTGCCGTCTCGAACCAGTCCTGCGCGAAAACATGCAGGTTGCGACCTTCGGCGTCCACGTTCGGCACGATGGCATCTGCGATAGGCTCGGGCACGTCATCGCCGACGCTGATCGGCTTCGAGAACACGCGGCCGGCCATCGTAGCCACGGTTTCGCTATACGCCGGCAGCAGTGTCGCAACGTGCAGGCGTTCCTTGTACTCGTCGTGGTGCTCAAGCGGCCATTGAGGCATGTGCCGATGCCCTGCCCTGCGCATGGCCCGCGTGCCGCCCATGAGGTCGTCCACGAGCATCCAGTCGCATTCCATGTTCGCGGCTGCGGCGCATTTGGCGGAAACATCTGACATTTAGGTTCTCAATGGAGATTGCACGGCCGTTCTCGTGGTGACGGGGTACCGCTGATTCAAGAAATAGCCGGCTGCATCGTTCGGGTGATCGAAGCCGCCGGTCTTGTTTGGCTGACCTTTCTCGTCGTAGATCTGCCGTTCGAGCGACATCGTGTACTTCGGGCACTTGTCGAGATTGACTAGCATCCGGCGTTCGCCGTAGGTATTGCAGAGCATCGAGTTGGAGCTGTTGATACGGTCTTTGACGGCTGGGTTTGTGCTGTTCACCACCACCGTGAACCCGGCCTTGCGTAGCAGCGACAGGTCGGATTCACTGGCACCCACTGTCTTGCGGGCCTGGCCCGACGCATCCGGATAGACGGCGATCGCATGATCCGGATACCTCGCCTTAATTTTGTCGATCATGGCCGGCGTATCGAACACCTCCGTAAGCTCATCGACGGCGTGTGGCAGGCCCTGGCGGATCACGAAAACCACCGCAGCCATATGCGCCACGTTGAAATCCATACCGATATGCAGGGTGTCGCCCTTCTGCACTGTGTCGTTCGTGGCGTTCAGCCGACGATCGAAGCAGTAGTAGATGACGCCGGTGTAATTCTCGAAGCTGGCCTCGTATTCCTGGCGGAACGTGCGCGGGTCCATCTTGCGCCGCGCCGCCTCGATCTCCTCGATCGGGACGTTTCCGCCATCGACAGACGTGTAGAGCCAGCTCTTGTGGTCAGGCTCGCGCCCATCTTGGCCATCGCGATAAGTGTCGTAGCAGTGGTTGAAGCCCTTCGGCGTCCCAATGCGCAGCGCGTGCCCGCCGACCTGCAGCTCGCCGTTGACGATGTATTTGCACGTCGACAGCATCGGCCGCAGGACTTCTTCCCACGCTTCCCACGGGCAATCAGCCCATTCGTCGACCAGCACGAAGAAAAGGCCGGATCCGCGCAGGTTGTCGTAGGCATCAAGGCCAACGATGCGGATAACGTGGCCGCTCTTGAGCGTGATCGAGCATTCGGTCTCGTTCGGCTTCGTCTCGCGCCAGTCGGGCGGTATCGCCTGCTTCAGCCGGCGCCAGAAAACACGCTTGGCTTGCTTGAACGTCGGCGCGGCGTACCAGATCTCGTCCTCGGTGCTGACATGCCACTTTGCAGCGAGACGCGCGGCACGCCGGATCTCAGCCTTGCCGAGGAACGTCTTGCCGAAGCGCCGGCCGCACACCGCATCGCGGAAGCGTGCTGTCTTCTGCCATCCCCATACAAAAATGTTCGCCTGCTTGGGCGTCAGCGCAACCGGTCCTTCAGAGAATCGGGTTCGCTGGAGCATCTTCGTCTGGCTTTAAAACGTATTCGGAGTCAGGCAAGGGATTGTCTGTGCCTGTCGCCTTCGGGGCTTCCTGCCGGCGGTTGACATAGATGTCGCCCACTTCCTTGGCTGCCTGCTCCAAGAGTTGGGCCACGAGCACCACGTTGCCGCGGCCCTCGACCCTTGTCAGCATGCGCTGCAGCGTGCGAAGGCGGTATGCCTGGCTGGCGATCGGGATTGCAGCAGTCTCCTCTCGGAACCGCTTGCGGGTGTCTTCGAAAACGACCCGCCACTTTGCACTGAGCGACCGGCCGGCGTACTTTGTCGGGTCATAGGCCGCTACCTGTTGGCGCGGCACCTCTATTGCGTATTCGTCCTTGACTGCCTCAGATACCTGAGTCGGCGTGTCATAACAGGCCAGCGCCTGGACGATGAATTGCTTCACCTCGTCTCGAAGCGTTGCCATATTGTGAAATCCGTAAAAGGAGCGTCAAGGCATGGATTGCTCTCCCGCGCTAAAGAAACATTTGCCTATGCCGTTACCACCGCATGAACAAAAATACTAAGACATTTGACGGACTCAGGAAGCCGAGGATAGTTTTCCATGTGAATTTGCCGCCGAAGAAGCGGAGACTCAGGAAGCGGCTTCAGCTTGCATGCGTAGCTCTCGGCTCGGCTTTAATCTATTTTTCTGTACGCTTCGCCTGCGACCATCACTTGAGTTACGAGGCGGTTGGCGGTTGCTTATTCGGGGTCATGCTTGGAACGGTTTCCCTGTTTTATGACCACAGTACACAAGACCTCCGCCCACATGCCACGGCCCCGACGACGCGAGCGAACATGCTGTACTTGGCTTTTCGCCTGCCGATGGGGTTCTGTTTTGGCGTACTAGCGGCATACGCTGCCAAGCAATACGGTGAAATGCACGGAGTGTTTGACCAAAATTTGGTCGGAATTGTCGGATTCGGCGCCGCTTACACCACCAACCTTGGAAGTAAGCTGATGCGATGAAGAACAGTAGCGCCTTACGCCGCCCTAAGCAGACACGTCCCGCACGCCCTCGCAATACTGGCGTGTGATACCTCTGCTGGCCGGCGCGCCGCCTCTACCAGCTTCGCCACGTCGGGTGACATGCCATACCTGCGCACCACGCCGAAGAACTCTTCGACATCATGACCACGGATGGCCAGCCTCGGGTAGCCGTCCTTCGTGAAGGCGGGAGCGCCGAACTCGTCTTCACTCTGCGCCACGTGGTAAAGCTCATGTTCGACCAGGGCGCAAAAGTCGGTGTCCGTGCACTCCATGCAATAGTCAGCGGCCAGGGTGATGATGAATTCAGGCACACGGCCGAACCACTCGCGCATCTGCTGCTCCTGGCGGGCCTTCTGCCACCCGCCGGCGCGAAACATGACCTGCTCGGCTTGGCCCAGCACGCCACGCCCGGCTTTCACGTATGCGGAGCTGGCCCACAGAAAGCACAGGTCAGCGTCCATTAGGTGCGCGTGGTCAGGGTTGTGCAGCGCGCCGTCAGTCGCGAGGATGTTCTTTCGCATCCAGTCAGCAACCTCGCGCGCCGGCGTTAGGGCCATATACAGCGCCGGGTCCTCGGGCGATCCCAGGATCTCGACGGGTGGCATGGGCCGGCCTGCGGTGGCTTGCGTCTTGGCCATCATGCGCCTTTCAGCGATTTCGCCGGAATATGATCGGAGGACCGCCCAAGACTTCCGTGACGCCCTCGCCACGATCGAGGACGGGCACCGCGACAGCACTAACGACCGGATGCCCCTGCACCCGGAAATGGTCGATGGCGCGAATCTCTTCCTTCCCGTCAACGATCACGACCATTGCGGTCCTGGGCTGGTAGTTCATAGCGGTTGCCTTTGAATGGGGTGCCCTGTCGCGATTACCATGCGGGCCACAAGGAGGAGACTGGCGAATGGCTAACGCCTAGCCGATCGCGACTGCGGGTACTGCCAAATCGTATGGCTCTGCGAAATTTGCGATGTACGCGGCCATCGCCGGACTCGGCGGTGCAACGCGCATCGCCTCACGGATCGCCGCCCGCAGGTCTTTCGTGTGATTTCGGCCTGGGTGAAAATAACCGTGGCCAGGTATGTGCTCGAATTCCCGCGCATCGACGGCGCTCCGGGCTTCTTGCCAGGTCGCGCCGGCGACTCGCGCGATGGTCGAGCGGCGGCGCGTCTTGCGCAGCACCATCCGTCCGTCCTCTTCCATGCAGAGATAGAAGGCCACGTTACCCCTCCAGCCGGAGGACATCAGCGCCTGAATCGCAATGTATCTTTGAGATGCCGACATCGGCGAGCACCCACTTGGTTAGCGCACCCCAGGCGTCCCTACCCTCGGCCGTCGAAAGGTCCAGCGCTCTCAAAACGACGTCTACTGCTTTGCCCACGCAGAACGGCGTTGCGTTGCCCTGGTCGTCGATCCATGCCTCAACGCCTGGCACTGCCCCGTCATCCGCGACCACGTCGAGCTCGACCCCCTCAAACGTGATTCGCGCCGATACTGGCTTGCCAGGCAGGACGGGCAGAACCTCGAAGCAGGTAATGCCGGTTAGCTCGGAGCCGTCCTCGGCGAAGACTTTGGTGCTGGCAGCGGTGCCGCCACTGACTATTCGTATCATGGTTGCGGCTCCGGATATATGGAGCGGGTAGACGGAATCGAACCGTGCTCAGCGAGGCTTGGAAGGCCTGCGGCCCACCATGGGCTTACCCGCGTTGTTCTAAAAGAGGCCCGCCGGCCGCGCGTCGATGTCCCAACTGAAAATCAGGACTTCCCCTCGCGTGACGCCGGCGCCGCCGCCCACCGTGTAATTGATCTCGGTCGCGTGAATTGGGAAGCCGGCGAATGCCTCGCGGATTGCGGGATGGTCATTGAGGCTGACAATCGCCTTGCCCTTCATGGATCGCATCGCGGCGGCCATGCGGGTGTAATTGTCGAACTCGAACGGCACCCCGTATCCTTCTGTCTCCCAATACGGCGGATCCATGTAGAAAAGCGTGTGTGGCCGGTCGTAGCGCTCGACGCAGGCATGCCAGGGCAGATGTTCGATGTAGGCGCCGGCCAGGCGCAAATGCGCAGAAGACAGCGCCTCCTCCAACCGAAGCAGGTTTAGACCTGGCGGCGTGGTCGTGGCGGTGCCGAAGCTTTGTCCCTGCACCTTCGCGCCGAATGCGGCCTGCTGCAAGTAATAGAAGCGCGCGGCCCGCTGAATGTCGGTCAGCGTCTCTGGCCGAGTGTCCTGCAGCCACTTAAAGACCTGTCGGCTGGTCAAGGCCCACTTAAATTGGCGGACGAACTCTTCGAGGTGGTTTTGCACCACGCGGTAGAGGTTTACCAAATCGCCGTTCACATCGTTCAGCACTTCGCACTTAGCTGGCGTGGCCCTCAAAAAGAAGAGGGCCGCCCCACCGGCGAACGGCTCAACGTAGCAGTCGTGCTGGGGGAAGAAAGGAAATATCTGGTCGGCCAGGCGTCTTTTGCCGCCGATCCAAGGAATGATGGGGTTTGCCACGATGTGATGCGTTCCGTGTTAACGTCGCCCCGCCTGTACAGGTAGGACGGCCTCGGGTCGATCACGGGTCAACTCCGTGTTTCGGCTGTCAGTCGGGAAGCTCGCGACTCTCCGGCTGTCGCCGTCTTTTTGCTGCTGTTGGTTGCGGTGGGACGGATTCGAACCGCCGATCTCCGGGTTATGAGCCCAGCGGGATAGGCCACTTCCCTACACCGCGTCTGATAGTTGTGGGGCCCGTCAGGGCGGGCGCCGGTCGGAGCCAGCGATCAAGGAAATATCCGAGTGCAGCGGTGCGCTGCTGGCTGGTCGATTACGGCGGCTGCTCCCACGGCGATGCGTCCTCTTACGAAGGCGCACGGCGGCGGGATGGCTGCACCGGCCTGATTCTTTCCAGGCCATCATTGTTTGGCCACGATGCGCGCAATGCTGATGCCATTTCGACCACCAATAAAAAGGCCCGCTCGGCTTTCGCTGGCGGGCTTCGTTTCATACGGGCGCAGGTGTGGATGCGTAATTATCCCGGTTTGCGTCCCGGTTTGCCATGACTTGATGTCCCGGTTTCCAGCAGTACGTCGCGTATCCACCATTGCCCGCCTCGGGGGATCCCTTCGAAATGCTGCCGCTCTCCTGGAGCCCGTCGAGCACGCGGCGCACTCCTTTGCGAAGACGCTCCCACTCCCGCTGCGTGGGATGTCGGCCGCCGGCCACGTGCCGGACGATCTCGATCATCTTGAACTCTCGGCCAGGATACGGCGCCATCAGGTCTATGACCTCTGCCGCATGCTTCATTCGAACGCCCTCCGGACCTGTTCGCGCGCCGCGCCCAGCGCGATCTTGTAATAGGCCTCGGCAATGCCCAGCTTGCGGCACGCCGCGGCGGCGCGCTCGTGCGGCCGCATGTCGCCGTACTCGTGGCGCCGGGTGTATTCCTGCTGGATGACGCGCTGCTCAATCAGCGGCCAGGCCTCATACAGGTCCTGAACGGTACGCGCGCGCGTGAAATTGATGGGCGTTCGGTCAGGGTCCGGCAGATTGGCGCAAGCCTCGTCCTCGCTTCGTTGGAATTCCTCCCCGTCCTCTGGCACGTAGTGCGGCGCTTGGTATAGGTTCTCCAGCGAGCGGCAGCATGTCGGGTTCTTCGGGCCCGGGTATTCCCCGGACCAGCACGCGCGCGACCAGTTCATCAGCTCGTAGTGGGCCGTGTCCCGGATCCGGACGGGCGTGGCGGCACGTTCACGCTTGGCCAAGGTAGTCATTTGGGCTTTCCCTCATAGGTTCGGACGGGCGTGGTCAGGGCTTTCGTGGGCGGCTGGGAGGCGCGCGCACGCGCCAAGGCTGCCGCCAGTTGCGCCGGCATGGTGTATTCGCTCATACGGTTTCCAATAGGGTGATGCCGTGCACGTGCAGCAACAGCTTTCGTTTCAGGACATAGGTGGCCAGGCCCACGGTGACCTTGCTCTTGCAATCCTCGACCACCTCCTTGCCGTCCTGCATATATGCGAAATCGGCCCAATAGATGACCTCGCGCTCCTTGGTGCCATCGCCGCGGACCTGCTTGGGCAAGAGGACGAACGGCACCTGGGTGCGGAGACTGGAAATCACGCCGGCCTGCTCCAGAGTGCGCAGCCTCTGGTAGCGCCGCGCTTCCTTGGCGCTGTCGAATGTGATGCCGTAGATCTCCACCTTCCGGTTTTTGTACTTGGACTCCTTTGGCTCCTTTTCGTCTTTTTCCTTCTTCCTCGGAGACACCTTCGCCATGAAAGCCTTGTATTCCGCCCCGGTCATACGCACGCCGCTCATGCTCGCTTAATCCCTTGCTTCAAAAGCCATGCATCGCGCGCGGTGGCTGTGCCGGCCGGCGCTTCCTTGAAATCGGTGCAGTCTCGCGGGCGGTCCATCGAGACGAACGTCGCCAGACCTACGCTGGGGCAGCGCGCGAAGCCGAGCCGGCCCATGGCGCCCGCCTCCTTAAGCGATGCGTTGTTGCAGTAGATGCATTGCACCGTCATGCACCCTCCCCCGTCGCGCGGCGCGCCATGTCGGCCACCGCCAGCGGTACCCGCTCTTTGTTCTTCACTCTGTCCAGGATCTTGGTGATCCATCGCCGTTCGTCGCGGCCGCGCTGGTCAAACACACCAGACGCGCCCATCGCTGACATGACCTTGGCGGCCTCCACACGATCAGCGGCCGTGGGGGTGGCGGGCGCCAGCAGAACATGCGCGCCGGGAATTTCTTCCCATCGGCCGGCGGCCAGGGTGTCGCTCAGCGTGCGCTCCCATTGCCCGCGCAGCGCCGCGTAGCCCTTGCTCATCAGTTCGTGGCTCGTGACGCGCACGGCGGCCCAGAAGATGGCGGGGTGCGACCAGTCGCCCTTCTCGCCGCGGTTGCGCGCAATCATGCCGCGCACCGCCTCGGTAAAGGCAGCTTCGGGCGCCAGGTTGGGCCGGCATGCCCTGCTGAACTCCGCCAACGAGGGTGGCCAGTCGTACATGCGCCGGCAGTTGGTGATCCCAACGCGGATGTCGGTCGGAACAATTCCATCTTCGATAAATGCCTCGGCCCATGCCTCCCGCCAGGACTGGATCGACACCTCGCCGGAAAAATTCGCGCGCCACTTGTTGGGGTACATGCCGTCGAGCCGGTTGAACAGGTGGTCCATCAGGCTGATGTTCTCCAGCCTTGGATGTGGCCCGGTCCAGATGTGAAGGCTAGCCTTCGAAGGTATTAGCTGCGTCATAGCCGGGCTGTGTCCTGTTGCGGTTTACGAATTCGGAAGGATTGAACTTGCCTGGTCGGGGCGCAGCAGAACGGCCAGGGGGAGAGCCGTGTGGCGGAAAGAGCCCCTGGTATCCACCGGCAATGCAGTGGCTAATCACCACATCGGGTGCCCATCCATCCGCCCGGTAGGCGTCCAGCTTCTTGAGGTGTTCGCGCGCGGTCTCCTCGGTGATCGGCTTCTTGATCTCTCCCCGATGCTTGACCCATCGTTTCCAAAGAGGGTCATCCAGCCATTCGGGAATAGCCATCAGCGCGGCATCGAAAGATGCGGCCTTGGCCTTTCTCGGTTTGGCAGCCTTCGATTCCCTCGGCGGATCCTCGACCTGAGAAGCCTGAGCTTGCTCGGGCGCTATCTTTTCTCTTTGTTCTGTTTCTTTATCTTCTTCTGTATCTGTATCTAGCCGCGTTATGTCCGCGTTACGTAACGCGTTACGGTCCTGGTTCTCTCGAAACCTGCGCTGGCGCTCCGCTCCCGTGCTGTCTTTGTCGCTGCGGCACTGGCGCTTATCCCATGCGACCGGCTGCCAAGCGCTATCGATCAGGCCGGCGGCAACCAGGCGGCGCTTCACGTCTCGGATAACCGCATGGTCAATCCAGAGGCGCTGAGCGACGATACGATCAAGCAGAGTCTCGTCGCATGCGTTGTCGAGCGCGCCGTCAGACTTCAAAGCCAAGATCCCAACGAAGTGACGCTGGTCCTCGAAGGCCAGCGCAATCATCTTCGGGTCGTTTAAAAAATCGGTGTACATGCGGAACCAGGGGTTTGCCATAGTGCAATCTCAGAATGGGTACGTGACGATGTTGGGGATCGGGATGGCGGCCGGCCACAGGCCCAGGGCGAGCAGCGCGCGCACGCTTTTGACGTGGGCATCCCACCAGATGCGCTGGCGCTCTTCGCGGCTCCAGCGGCTTCCTTGATCGAGTTCGCGGTGAATGTCGCGCGCAATCGCGGCGACGTAGATGTCGCTTGCCTTGATCCGGCCGCCCTTGCCGTGACACGACCAATTGCTGTGGGCGGGGTCGGTGTGGCCGGCTATACCGGTGACTTGGCAGGGCAAGGCTTTGAATAGATCGAGCAGCGCCCGGCTGCGGACGTACTCGAACGTCCGGCATGCGGGTACACGCCGAGATGCGCGCTTCTTAAATTCGGTTCGCTTGATCGGGGCGGCGCCGCGCGCCATTGGAGCCTTCCGGACGAGGGCGGATTGCTTCACGAGAAGAGGACTCCCAACTGCCCGGCGGCGTGCGCCTGGACTTGGTCGAGATACTCTGAGAATTCGGCAACCGTCATCGTGGTCGTCGACTTGCGGCGCGTGATGACCTCGCCATCTGGGAGCGTCACGTCCTCGCAGACGCCATATAGGCGCGCGAAGTATTCATGCCAGGTGTCTTTATCGAATTGGTGGCCAGCGACCCACGCCTGCTCGCTGATCGAGCGCAACACGGCGCCCCAGTAAAAGCGGTTTTGCTGCTCGTTCCGTTTCTTCTCTTCGGCGGTGATGATCAGGCGTAGCGGCTTGCCCAGGTCGTTCTGCGACTTGGCATTCGCGCGCACGAAGGCAACCGCCGCGAGCCATTGCGTGGGCCCGCGCAGGATAATTTCCCGGTAAAGGGCCGCGGTCATGCCACGTCCGCCTGGCCGCGCGCCAGCTGCAGCCGCACGGGGTGGATGTAGCGGTGGGTGACGGTGCACTGGCGGCAGCGGCCGTCAACCAGCACGCCCAGCGAGACAAGCTCGTTTACACGGCCTGCGACCGTGTTGATCTCGAGGCCCGTCTGGCGCGAAATTTCCTTGCGCGAAAAGTCACGGCCCCGGCCTGCCCGGACGAGCTCCACGATCTGGCGCTGCAAGGGCGTCAATTCATCCGCAGCCTTCAATTGGTCGTAGGTAAGAATGCTGGTATCGCGGACTTGGGTACGCATCAGGCGGCCCTCCCCTTGGCAAAGCGCTTCGCCATGGCTTCGAGCTTGTCGAGCATGCGGCGCGCTTTATTGATCTGCTTGAGAACTGCGTCGAGCTCGGTGAGACACAAGCGCAGGTCGGACAATGCGTTGCGCAAAATCTTCGAAAGCGCCCCGCTCTCTTCGGTGACCATCATTCCCTTTGCCAGGATGTCGTACGGCGCCACCGGCTCCGGCTCGACCGGCTCTATCTTCACCAACGCGTAACCCTGCTCCGCCGCCAGCGCGTGTAGCCAGTCATGCACCGAGTCGTCGGCGCCTTTCTGGTCGGCCAGCCAATCCGCGCCCCACCGCAGCGTGTCGACATGCACGCGCTTGCCGTCCGTGCGCCGCAGGATCTTGCGCAGGCTTTCCGTGGTGATCGGATCGCCGCGGCGCTGGCCGAAGTACAAAGCGAAGCCGACCAGGCCGGCCTTGGTGGCACAGATGGCGTCGTGCAGCGCGTCTTCGCATTGGGTGGTGTCGTAATGGCGGGTCATGCGCTGTTCCAAAAACGGGAGGGGATCGAAAATTTCCAGCCTTTCACGGCTGGTGCACTGCAACTAATCTGCGGTCTCTACCAACCCAACATCATCGACATGAGCCATACCGAAACACTGCTGCTCCAAGCCCAAGAGATCGCGCGCCGTGCGTTTGAAAATCCGAGCGATGAAGCGGTGATGAAACTGTTCGAACGTCTGAGCTATGAGGCGGACCTGGCGAGCGAGAAAGCGCTCGGCGCGTCGCTGCATTGACCTCACACTTCGGGTGGGCCTATCGGAATTCGGGTGTCTGTTTCCGGCTCGATGCCGTCGTCGCTGTCGTCAGCCATAGCCGTGAGCAGCAGGCCGCGAACGAACGCTTCATCCGCGATGAAGCTGTCGGTGCCGGATTGCAGGTGGATGCGGCTCATGGCGATTCCTTCGGATGTGCCGCGCTGAATGGGACTGCGAGCTCCCAGGTCATCGGATGAAAATCATCGATACGGGCATCGCGCCATCGGTATCCGAACTTGCCGGTATCTACAAGGCGAAGGCATTCCGCCAGGCGAACCTCGACCTGGAGGATCAGCAGCTTGCGAAAGCCGACGCGGTAGCGCGTCTTCCCAGTGAGTCGCGGCGAGTGATAGATGGGTATCGGGGCGTGCATTTAAGCGACCGCCGTAGCCGTGCCGCGTCGAGGGGCCTTCAGGCCCTGCACCGCATAGACATCGTTGAAGGTAATGAGCAAGCCCTGTTTTTTTGCGTAGGCGATAACGCGCTCCGCGATATGCGGCGGGACGGTCTGCCCCTTCTCGTACATCGAGACGTTGCCCTGCGTGACCCCGATGCCCTCGGCTAGTGCGGACTGGGTCACTCCCATTTGCTTACGGAGGTCTGAGATTCGATTCATGCCCGTATTATTAGTCGGACTGCTTGCGATGTCAACAGTCCGACTAATTGCGAAACATTAGTCGTCCTTATATTGTTGCGCCCATGCCCGCACTCCCACTAAACGCCTCTCAACTGCAAGACGCAGACCGCCTCGTCACTCTCTTCAAGGAATGGCAGGCGAGCCAGCGCGCGTCGGGATTACCCTCGTCGCAAGAGGCAGCGGCGCACTTGCTAGGATTCGGACAGAGCGCGCTGAGTCAATATTTGAAGGGAAGGATTCCCTTAAACGTAGATGTGCTTGTCAAATTCGCACACTTCCTTGATTGCACTCCAGCGGACATTAGCGGCGACCTTGCCAAAAAAATCCAAGTGATCGCCGGAGCGGCAGAAAACGATCCCAACGCTGAATTTGTGACTGTTCGCCGCGTTGACGTTCGGCTGTCTGCGGGTAAAGGCAACGTCGTGCTTAGCGAGGACGAAAAGAGCCGGCTATCCTTCCGCGCCGATTTTCTCGCTTCAGCTGGTGCGGGTGCCGAGCATTCGGTTTCCGTCTCGGTCGACGGCCAGAGCATGGAGCCGACGCTTCCAGACAAGTCCATCATCCTCATCAACGTCAAAGCGAAGTCGATAGTCAATGGGAAGATCTATGCCTTCCGATGCGATGGCAAACTTCTCGTGAAGCGGCTCCATAAGAAAGGAGCGGAAATAGTCGCAAAATCGGATAATCCAGACTTCGAAGACATTGACATCGGCCTTCACTGCGAGGATTTCGAGGTTATCGGCCGAGCTTTCTGGATGGGAACAAAACTTTGAAAGCTCATCTTCTGTTGCGTGTCGCTAGCTTCCTTGCCATGCTCGTAGCTTCGATTGAGCCCGCGCATAGCGAAGGCTGGGTGAATTCGGAATCGAAGGATGAGATGCGAGAAATCACCACGCTCTTATCTTCGCTCGCCTCTACGAATACGATCGACCAAGCCTTCCCTTATGAGGGCGCTTCACACTTAAAACTGTACTTGCGCAAGAAGGCTGGCGATACCGATGTGATGTTGGTCATAGATAAGGGCCAAATGAGCTGCCCTTCTGGCGGCTGTGTAGTACAAGCCAAATTTGATACCGGCAAAGTGGTCGAATTGAGAGCTACCGCTGCAACCCGCAACAACGCAGTCTTCATCAAGACACCCCTTACTTTCATAGAGACCGTCCGCCGAGCCAGCCAACTGATCGTGGAAGTTCCACTTTACGAGGCTGGCATGAGGCAATTCAAGTTTTCGCCTAGCGGCCTGGATTGGCCCGTGCCTGAAATAAAGGCCGGCGTTTTCAGCGTAGGTGTCCCGCCGCTTAACTGGGGAGATTCCCCTGCAGCCCTGCCGGGTGCGCAGCCGACGCGGTCGAAGGGGAATTTGGCGTGTTATGAAACGCCCTCCCCGCCCGAGACCTTCAAGGGAATTCGTATCGAGAAAACCGCTTACTGCTTTCTGTCAAACATGTTTGCATTCGCCGTCGTCGATTCGAAAGTCGGCCCGGAAACGGACAAACTAAAGAAACTTGCGGTGGCGGCATTTGGCAAAAGTCACCGCGGCGTGCCAGGGTACACCCCGTGGCCAGATCCGGAGAACGATGCGCTGGTGACAGCCGCTGTGTTTGCTCTTGGGAAAAAGGGCGAGCGATCCAATATTCTTGTCATGTATGAGCCGCTGCAGGCCTTTGGCGAGGACGCGAATAAGAAATAGCTGCCGGCCTAGCGCGTATGACGGCATGGAGTGGGTGCAGTCCGCCTGTTCGAATCCGAATCTCATCAGAAGAAGAATCATGAAGACAACCCATTTGCTCGGCGCCACGCTGGTTTTGATGGGGCAGCTTTCCATCGCCTCTGCCGCTCCCAGAGCAACATCCGCAGCGGAGAATGCCGCGATTCTGAAATTGAAGGAAAACGCTAGAGACCCATCCAGCGTTCAGGTGGGCGGCATGAAGGTCAACAAGACGGAAAAAGAACAGTCTTTGACTTGGTGCGGCGAAGCCAATGCGAAAAATGCCTACGGCGGCTATGGCGGATTCCGGCCTGTTATGGGGCTGCTTTTCCCGAAAGGCAAAGCATTCACGGCGATGGCCGTCGCCGGTCTCGAGATCCCCGTATCGGACCTTAACGTGGTCACTCAGATGTGCAAGGAGCACGGGCTGTGATGCACGGCCGTCCCCGGCCTTCGGACGAACGCCGCCCTTCAGACTTAGAAGCGTTTCTCCCCGCTTAATAGGAAATCTCGACGATGACGATCGGCAACGATTCTGACGACGATGTACAGAGCATCAGAGAGCCCATAGGCCAAGCTGATCTAGAAAAATTCATCGCACAACGAATGCCTACGGCAAAGTGCGAGTTGTGCGGCACCGAAACCTGGGTGGCTCTGTGGGAAATTGGCCCTGGCGAGATTCCTGCCCTCGGCTCTAGGTCTCTCACTGCCTCTAATCCGGCGGCTCCCAGAGTTGTGCCGGTTTGGTTAATGATTTGTAACCATTGTGGGAACACCAAGATGATGGCCCGAAGAGTGATTGGAGACTGGAAACGCGGCATTGGAGCGGTCGATGGCCAAGCCTAGTCTGACCGTCATTAAGGGCTTCGGATTTACAGTCCCAGTATCTGACATTGCCTCTGAAGATAGGATCGGGTCAGGTCCGCCGCCTGTTGACCCGCCGACAGGAGGGGGCGACAATGGCGCTATGGAAGCAAGAGTGAAAGCCCTCGAGGATTCGATGAGCCTGCTACGGACAGACGTGGCAGTCGTTCGCTCGAACTACGCTTCGCGGGAAGATCTTCATAAGGAACTCGGGTCACAGACATGGAAGATCATTGGCTGGGTGACCGGCCTGAGTGCTGGCCTAGTTGCTGCGGTTTACTTCGTCGCTACTCACGTCAAATAGACACATTAATGCTTCCATCAAACCGCCTTTGAGGCGGTTTTTTGTTTGCCGTCTAGCCTCCCGATGCTTTGATCTTCAGGAGCACATCAGCGGCAGCCTTTTCCGCGTCCGTTTGCTGGCACCAACGCCGGTAGACGGCACTGCCCACCGCCAACAGCGGGTAAAGCTCATCATCGGTAAGCTTGGGTGCGATGCGGGCCAGCCGATCCGCGTACACGCACAGCAGCGCATCCCAATCGCTATCTACCCGCGTCTCCGCTGAAATCATCAGCGCGAGAATCTCTGCTTTGTCCATGCTGCCCTCCTGACTCGTCACAGGCATTCATGATGCCGCCAAGCGCGGCTCTATGGAAGTCTCGCATCTAATCTCCGTCGTTACAATTATTATTAGTCCGACTGTTGACCGCTACTAGCAGTCGGACTAATATTCATTCATCGCATCACGAAACACCGATGCGCCAGCCACCCGGCCAGATCGGCCTAGCCACAGGCAGCCCAGTAGGGCCGGGAGCGACGAATACAGCAGTACCCGGCGGTGCCGGATCGCTCTTTAACAATCAGGGAATTCAGGAGAGGACGCGCGGCTTTAGGAGCGGCGGGACGGCCGAAACCGCCCCGCTTTACCTAGGGAAGCATCGAGCACAACTTCAGAATCGCGATGGCCAAAGCAATTAGCTCCGCGACGCTGAACTCAACACTCACCTCTTTTACGGAAATCTTCATGGTTGATCCAAGGAAGACCCGTACCGGTACAGGTGTTGACCTGTTGTACTTGTGTTCGCGCCCTGGCTGGCGCTAGCGAGTTGCTACCTAGGATGCTCCTCGCCGTGTGCGCAAAAGGATTTCTCTTGCGCACACGTCGGCTGAACGTTGGATTTAGCAGTGTTCACCGTCGTTTCACTGTTTGGCCCATCCGGGCCGGGTATGCGACCCCGCCAGGCGTTCGCTGCCAAATCCACCGCATCACCTTTAGCGGCTTAACAGGCCGCAGCCGGCGTCGTTAGCGCCAGCGTGGAAAGAATAGCAGAGCCGATGCGCCCTCCCCTGAGTTTCCTGTTGTTCCATCGCTAGCCCGCCTGACTATGGGGCTGCACCGTAAGAGATAAATATGCCAACGGCCGCAAGGCACGTTGGCACAGGGCTCAACTCGTTACCCCTGCATAGAAGACCAACGACTACCCAGACAGCGCCTGGCGGCAAGTGGCCGCTATAGAACGCTCGATGGGTTGATGGGTAGAGGTAAGCCGGAAGCTGCGATGAGCAGGTGTGGTCCGGATCCCTCGCCCCAGATTCATCTGAGTGCGTTTTCGCCGAGAGCGCACCCAGATGGAATACGGAGAAAGCATGAACGAACAATTGCAAGCGGCCTTGGCCGAAATTCTCGGCAAGGCATCCAACGCGGCACAAGGCGGCGTGGCCTTCCTTCAAGGCGAGCTGCCCGAAGTGATACGTCAGCTGTTGATGTGGAAGGCGATTCATTCGCTAATCCATCTAGCTCTCACGATCGCTGTGATATTCGGGGCGATCGCGCTTTTCAAGCGCGGCGCACAGGTCGCTGCGGCGATGCGAGAGCAAGACGCAAAGCCTACGAATTCGATTCACTACCACTCTGACAGCGGCGGTTTCTGGATCTCTCTCTGGCTTGGGGTTGGAACGCTGCTGGGCGGCGCTCTGTTGACCGCAATGTTGTTGAATAGCTTTAACTGGCTGAAAATCCTGATCGCCCCGAAGATATTCCTCATCGATTACGCCGCCCCACTCGCCAAGGGTGCGACATGACGGATCAATTTCTGCAGATCGTGGGCGGGTGCATTGTCGGCGTCTGCCTGCCGAGCGTCACCAAGGCTCGCTACTGGATTGGCATCCTCGGACTTGTCATGGCGGTGCTGGGAACGGCGCGTCACTTCAGTTAGATCACTCCCCACCGCCAGATATACCAGAACGCTAGCAGCCCTGTGATGCTGCGGTGGGATCGACGCCTGGCACGCGCAACTGCCGAGATTCAACGCCGAGCCGCACGGTTCCTTTGGGAGCGGGGCGGACGCATAAGCCGGTCGAGTGCGTAGCAATTATCACCGGCATTCAGGGCGCAACAGGGTTCACTCCCGTCCTCCAGCAGTACCTGCGTGACTTGAACGCCTGGCTCCACGATACGGAGCCCTCTCATAGAAGCGGCGGCGTGGATGGACACGCTAGACGGAGTAGACCCGCCTGTTATTGCTTCGGCAAGCAGACCGATGCGCCGGCGCCAGTCGCTGGCAGGCTGGGCGCGGGAGCCGGTATCAAGCCCGGCCCGCTTCTATGAGGGTGAATGCGCAGGCTGATGCGCTATGTGGAAATTGACGCGAAATCGGCATACCGACGGGAGAAACACACCCTGGGTGAAGCTGAAACGCTGCCACCGATTAGCACGCCGGAGATCAGCACCGGCCACCCCTTCACTTATCCCAAGGATTGCCATGCTCGAAAAGCTCATCACGCGCTTCTGCGCGACCGATGGGGACCACCGTGAATACTTACGGCGTCCCTGGATCGAAAACGGAATGACGATTGCCACAAATGGGCATCTCGTAATCGCGGTGGATCGGCCTCTCGCAGGCAATATTGCAAACAAACCCTCTGAAAAAATGGCCGGGAGGTTCGCCAAGATCGCCGCGATCGATATTCAGGAAGCGACAACGGTTCCTCTAGCCTCGATCGACCTCCCGAAAAATGTCTGCTACGAATGTCGCGGCTCGGGATTTGTCATCAAAGAGCGCTGCGGCGAATGCTCAGGAGAAGGCGATTTCTCCCGCGGCAGGTGGAGCTATACCTGCAAAGAATGCGACGGTGACGGCCACCTGAACGAAGCCGGAAAACAGGACGCAGAGGGCGCTACCGGCTGCTTCGAGTGCAACGCCACCGGCACTGGGAGCGGTTCTCAAGAGGTGCACGGCTCCAAATTCCAACAACGATATTTGGCTCTCCTGAAGTTATTGCCGGAAGCCGTCCTTTTCGTCGGCCGAGATCCAACGGCGGCCGCCCGTTTTGAATTTGAGGGCGGGCGCGGCTACCTGATGCCAATGGCGTGATCTCCCGCACCGCCCCGCGCGGTGCCCTCAGCGATAGCCCTTCTGCCCTATACGGCCGGCAAGCCTGGGCAGAGGGGCTATCGCTGAGGGATCAACGCCGACTTCCCACTGAGCCGGGCAAGGTCGGCGCCCTCGCCTAATAAGGAGTTTCGATGGCAGATGAACAGAAACGCGAAGCCTCGTTTTACACCGACCTGCGCGACCAGTTTGCAGCGTATGCATTGTCCCATCCATTTGCGGCCGTCGAGGGCCGTCCCGAGAAAATTGCGCAGCGGGCCTACCAGATAGCCGATGCGATGATCGCCGAGAAATTGAAGAGATGAGCGCGTGCCAAGTGCGGCGCCCTCGCCGAAATTGCAGATCCGCGCCTCGCAACCAACCCGGGTGCCCTGCGACTCGCAGCCCGACGAGAGATAAAGACCTGGGCTCCGCGACCTTTTAAGTATGGGCTTGGCACGCTGCGGATAGGTTCTTGAGACGGTCAGCTGCCAACTGACGCCGGATCCGTAACCGGCACGAATCTATCTCGCCCACCTCCCGGGCAGCATCAAAGGAAATTCTAATGCCTGCCATCCGTGCCGATCTCACGCGATCGCGCGCCGAATCGCTTACGGGCTTTCGGCAGGATCCCGCGCGCGACATCTACGACCGAGAGTATCCGCGACAGGTGTCGTACATCACTGCCCACATCGACACCTTCGAGCTATGCCTAACAGAACAGCTGTCCGGCCAATCGACAGATGCGGCCGCGCGCCTTTGCGCCATGACCGGCGAGTGCGGCAAATACGATTCGATCGGCGAGTTGCTCATCGAGGCGCACGGCGGGCGGCTCGGTCTAGCGGAATCCCTTGCGGTTTCGCAGGCAATCCGGACCTTAGCGAGCTTCCAGGCGCAGCAGCTTGTGAGGCTCACTTTTCCCGACTGGAGCTGCTGAGCAACACCATGACAAAAGTCGAAGAAGCCACGCAGGGCGCGATCATCGCGGCGATGTTCTTGCTAGGTGCATTCCTGATATGCGCGCCCTTGCGCTAGACGCCGCGATTGACCGATACCAAGCCGCCCTCGCGCAGTATCAGCAAGCCGAATCCGGCATGCACTCTCCCCTCACCTCGCGCAACTACGCAGACTACGCCCAGGCGGCGCTAGATCTGCGGGCTGCGCGCGCCGCGCTCGAAGCGGCCCAAAGGAAATTGACATGACATTCAAGCATACGCCTGGGCCCTGGGCGTGGTGGACCTCCAATAGCTTCCGTCGGCTGTCCAGCCAGGCCACACGTCGAGACGGCGACGTGCTGCATGGGACTGTGCAATCCGATGGTCACGCCGATGTCGTTCTCCCCAACGGTGGCGCCGAAGGCCCCGATGCGCTCCTGCTCGCCGCGGCCCCTGATCTGCTTGAGGCGCTGAACGATCTGAGCGCCGTTTACACCCATGCATGGGATCTCGTCGACGGAGGGTTGATGATGTTCGGCGACAGCATTCCACGGTTCGAGGCGGCACACGCAAAGGCTCGCGCCGCTATTGGCAAAGCAACGGGTGAAGCATGCGCAGCTTTCTGAAAACACACCGCGAAGGCCTGCTCTGCGCAGCCGCCCTCTTTCTGATCCTCGCCGTCCTGGCGCCCACGCTTGACCGCATGGCCGAACAGGCCAACTACCACCGCAGCGCTAGCGCGTCGCGGTAACCGGAGAACGACATGTCCGAGGTAACCGACCTCATTGCCCTACCCGAGGCAGAAAGCGCACTCGAGGTATACAGCAAAGAAAAGGGCCTGGAGCCGTATCTTCAAGCTGTGCGCGATCTTGTCGCCACATTCACGCCCGATCTGAAAACGAAGAAAAGCCGCGGCGAGATAGCTTCGATGGCATTCAAAGTTACGAAGGTCAAATCCGCGCTGGATGACATCGGCAAAGATGTGGTCGACAAGCTTAAGAGCTTGCCGAAAAAGGTAGATGCCGAGCGCAAGCGCATGCGGGACGAGCTCGATGTGCTGCGCGACTCAGTCCGTCTCCCGCTCACCGAATGGGAGGAGGCGGAGCAAGCGCGCCTTGACGGCTATACCGCGAGATTGGTTCGAATTCGGACGCTGTCCAGCGAGATTGACGCGTTAGATGCCGCGGCGCTCGAAATTCGGCTTGCTGAAGTCCAGGGCGTTGAACTGGGGAAATCCTGGGAAGAATTCGCCGACGAGGCGAAGGTAACCAAGGATCGAGCAGAAACGAAACTCAGCGACGCGCTCACCGCTCGGCGAAAGTACGACGCCGAGCAGATTGAACTGGCCGCGCTGCGCACCAGAGTCGCCGATCAAGAGCGGATAGACCGAGAAGCACGGATCGCGCGTGAAGCTGTAGCGGAAGCTAAACGCCAAGCCGACGAGGACTCTGAGGCGGAACGCCAGCGGGCGTCGAAGAAGCTTGCCGACGCGGCCAACGCGATCGCTGAAGCCAACGCAAGAGCTGATCGCGCGACGGCAGCTGAGCGACAGCGCCAAGCCGACATGGAGGCTGATGAAGCGCGCCAAAAGCGAGATCGTGAGAACGATCGTGCTCATCGCGCAAATATCAACGGCACTGCCTTAGCTGCGCTCGTACGAGGCGGGCTAACCGAAGAATGTGCCAAAACCGCAATCACGCTGATCGTCCAAGGCAAAGTGCCGTCGATCTCGATCCATTACTGAGGCAGCCATGACAGATACCGTTGAATTCGACAGCGCCATTGCGACGCGTGGTGTACAGCCTGATTCTGGCGCCGTCCAAATAGCAGTGCTGGCCCCCAACTCGCCCATGGGCATGATGATGGCCGCCGTGAAGCAAGGCATCCCTTTGGATCAAATCAAAGAGATGATGGCGATCCAGCGAGAATGGGAGGCCGACGAAGCGCGCAAAGCGTTTAACGAAGCCTTCGCCGCATTCAAGGCCGAGGCCGTCGAGGTCATCAAGCGCAAGCAGGTCGACTTCGCCACCCAGAAGGGCCGCACGCAGTACAAGCACGCGGAGCTGTCCGATGTGGTCGAGGCGGTCGGGCCTGCTCTTTCGCGCCACGGATTCTCATGGAGCTGGACGCCGGAGCAAAAGACCGGCCGCATCTTCATCACCTGCACTCTGCTGCACCGGCTCGGGCACGAGAAATCTGTTTCCTTGGATGCGCCGCCTGATGAAAGCGGAGGAAAAAACACGATCCAGGCGATCATCTCGACCACCACCTACCTAGAACGTCACACGCTCAAGGCCGTGTGCGGCATCTCCGAGAAGGGCGACGACAACGACGGCGAAGGCGATGGCACGTACCGCAACGCCTTGCTGGATGAATGGTCCGCAAAGTTAGATGGGGCACAGACCGAAAGCGAGCTGCGAACCATAAGTCGCGAAGGTCAAAAGATCTTTAGTTCCAAGCGCGACCAAGTTGGCTTCAAGGACTTCTCCGCCATGGTAATCGCCCGTGCCGCTGCTATTCAAGGAGCCCAAAATGCGTGAAATTCTATTCAGGTGCTCGAGCATCGGCAAGATCATGGCCTCGCCTACCGCCGCTGCGGTCAAGGCGGGCGAAATTCTTTCGGTCGGGGCCAAGACCTATATCCGGGAACTGGCCCAGCAAGAGATCTTCGGCATCGACTTCGAATTCTCCAGCAAAGAGACAGAGAAGGGGCTCACGGTCGAAGACGAATCGATCGCCTTGCTCAATCGCGTCCGGGGCTTGGCGCTCACCAAAAACGCCGAGCGGCGCTCGAATGATTGGATTACCGGCGAGTGCGATCTGTACGACGCATCGCGGCGCCGCGGGCACGATCTAAAGTCGTCGTGGTCGGCCAAGACGTTTCCCGGCTGGCTGGTGGACTGCAAGGACAGCGTCTACGAATGGCAGATGCGCGGCTACATGTGGCTTTGGGGCGCCGATGAATGGGAGGTCAATTACGCGCTCGTGGACACGCCGGAGCGTCTCATTGGTTTTGAGCCCCTGCAGGCGCACCTCGTTTCTCATATTCCCGAACATCACCGCCTTACCAGCTGGGTCATCGAGCGCGATTTCGAGAAAGAGCGCCAGATGCAAGCGCGTGTGCAAGCCGCTCGTGAGTATTTCGCCGAGGTGATCGAAGAGTTCGACGCCTGCCACCCCCAACGTCAAAAGGAAGCAGCATAAATGCCCCAACTATTCGGATTCGCGCGTCTCGGCCGCGATGTGGAAGTCCGCTACACCGCCGAAAGCCAGGCGGTCGCCAACCTCGCCCTCGCCTTCTCCTACGGCAAGAAGGGAGCCGATGGCAATCGGCCTACCCAGTGGGTCGACGCTAGCCTGTGGGGGCCACGCGCTGAGTCGATGGCGCCTTTTCTTCTGAAGAGCACGCCTTTGTGTGTGACGGTTGACGAAGTCCACGTCGAGACCTTCACACGCAGCGACGGCGCTCCCGGCCACAAGCTCGTTGGTCGCGTGATCAACATCGAGTTTGCTGGAGCCGCGTCCCGACCGGAGGGCCAGCAGGCGCCAGCGCCACGGCCAGCGCCGCAGCGCGCGCCAGCGCAAGCTCCGGCCAGGCCCGCCGCGAACCTGGCCGACATGGACGACGACATCCCCTTTTAGCGATCCAGTTCCGCCCGGCGCTCGATCGCAGTCTTCAACATATCTTGCAGTGTGGAGATTTGCTCTTGCAGGTCGACGGAGAGTTTTCGAATTCGGTCACTGATCTGAACGTGTGCGTCATGAGCGCTTACCTCTTTTTGACGCAACACCTGGAACATGGCGATGTGATGGGGCACAGGCACTTTCTCATCCGGCGGCAATGCCTCGAACTGAGAAATTATTTCGTCGCCAGGGTATGCAGCCATCGCGCTGGCCGTCCTATCTTCGACCGCTTGCATGAATTTATTGTTCGCGTTCATGTAGCTGATGAACCCGCGCCCTCTACCGTAGGTTTTAATTATTTGGCGGCAGAGATTCGGTTCGCCCAAAGACCCGATGTCGTGGACTACCGAGTCGAACACAGGAAACGGGCTGTCGGACGCCTGGAAGAAATAATTCAATGGCTTCCCCACGTTTGCCGCAGACAGCATCTCATCGAACTGAAGGCGGAAGTACTCCGATAGCACGGTGAGCTCCGCATGGAGCCCCTCAAGCAGCGCTAGATGTCCCTGGCGTGCTTGCAAGATGCCTTCTCGGTCCTTCGAAGCCGCCTGGGAAAAGTAGGTCCAGACGGCTGCGCCGATGGTCCAGACTCCCCCAATCGCTTGCACCCATCCCGCCATGATCGCTGAGGTAAGCCCTTCCTTCCATGCCACCCACACAAGCATGGCCGCCGACGCGACGGCGGCGAATATCCAACAGCATTTGGTGAAGCGAATGAATGCCATGCCTTTCTGCCTTACGGTCCGGTAGCCAACCGCGATCATACGGTCCCTCTTGCTCGACAGAACAACTGGAATATCAAATGTGGTTTAAAAGCCTGAAGCTGTACCGGCTCGCCGCCGGCTGGGCGCTCACGCCCGACGCCCTCGAAGACGCGCTCGCGCCCCGCGAGTTCAAGCCCGGCAACGCACTCGAAGTGCAAACGCTGGGCTGGATCCCGCCGCGCGCCGGCGGCGGTCTCGTCCACACGGTCAACCGCCAGATGCTGCTGACGCTGCGCGCCGAGAAAAAGCTGTTGCCGGCCTCCGTCATCAATCAGACGACGAAGGCCCGCGCGCAGGACATCGAGGAGGCCCAGGGCTACAAGCCGGGTCGCAAGCAGTTAAAGGAGATCAAGGAGCGCGTCACCGACGAACTACTGCCCAAGGCTTTCAGCGTTTACCGCGACACGCGCGTCTGGGTCGACCCGGTGAATCGCTGGCTGGCGATCGACACCAGCGCTTCCGCCAAAGCTGACGAAGTGTTGGGCTTTCTGGGGAAGTCCCTGAATCCCTTCCCGGTCGAGAGCTTATTCGTTGCACTGTCCCCCGCGGCGGCCATGACTAACTGGCTGGCGGCCGACGAGGCTCCGGCTAACTTTTCAATCGACCAGGATACCGAGCTTCGGGCCAGCGGCGAGAGCCGCGCCGCCATCCGCTATGTGAAGCACTCGGTGGATGCCGCCGACGCGCGGCGCCACATCCAATCCGGGAAGCAGTGCACTCGCCTGGCCATGACCTGGGCGGATCGCGTCTCCTTCGTGCTCACCGAAGCGCTGGACATCAAGCGCATCGCGCCGCTGGATGTGCTCAAGGAGGGCGCCGAACAGGCGGCCGCCACCGAAGACGAGCAATTTGATTCGGATTTCGTGCTCATGGCCGGCGAGCTGGCCAAGCTGCTCGATGACATGCTGCTGGCGCTCGGCGGCGAGAAGGCTGGCGAAGCACATGCACCGGCGGTCAGCAGCGCACCGGCCGCCGAGACCATCGCCGAGCAAGACCCGCTTTACGAAGATGCTGTGAGAACGGTGAGGGCCAACGGACGGGCTTCTATCAGTCTGGTGCAGCGGCACCTGCAGATTGGCTACAACCGGGCCGCACGATTGATTGAGAGCATGGAGGCGGCGCGAATCGTTTCTCCGATGGACAGCGCCGGATCGCGCCGGCTCTTGTCCACATGAAGCGGCCCGAAGCAGGAGTCAGCTATTTTGGCATTCTCTACCAAAAGGATACCCGCTTGCAGATTCGGCTAGCCAGAGTCGTGGGGCCCTTCGTCACCCGTAAATGTCGCGCCCGACAAATCCTCGGGCGTTTCCGGCGCCCGTCTCTGCTTTTGGGCCAAGCGCATCGCTCCCGCAAGAGCGGCCACCCGCTGGCCTTGAGGGTCGATGTCGAGCACCTGGCATGCTTGGACCGCAGCGCTTCCGATGAACACCTTGGCGTCTTGTTTCAGCATGGCCGCGAGCAGCCTATTCAGATTGGGTTGACCTAAGGATGCACAGACATTGGCGCAGGAGCGGACCAACGGGAATAGGCCGGCGACATAGAGCCCCCGCCCGCTCGGAAGTCGATGCAGGCGATCAAATACACGCTCGCAGGCATCCAAACGCAGTCGCCCCGAGAGCACGCGCAGCGATAGACGTTCCTGATCGATTTGCTCTGCTGGTGTCATGCCGACGGAGGCGCGGACATCTCCCTTGGAGAGCTCTTCGATCAGTTGGATCGTCGCAGCCATTCGCTCGAGGGTTTCCAGCAATTCGGCGACTTCGGGCTTCACGACCGCGTCGACTATTTCCCCAATACTGCCTAATTCACCGGAGCGTCGGGCATCCTTACTCCGGGCCAGGAAAAGGGCTACGCACACAGCCGCGAGGGTGCCAATGGCAGAGGCAATATTCCACCACTGCGTTTCGGCCGTGGCGCGCATCCATCCCGGGGCTGTTGAGATGATCCAGCCAATCGCCGCGCCCATTATCAACCCGAGTGCAAGGTCCTGACGCTTCTTTAGGGCGTTTAGCAGCTTTTGCATCGTGTCTCTCCTTTGTTGAGGAATGCCATTTCGACCCCCCATCAAGTCGTCAGCTTGAGCGGACATGCATCGATGATTGCCGAGAGGCACCCCACCCGCGAGCCGCAGGCATCCGGCTATTCCTTGAGGAACTGCTCTACCTTGTCGGCCATCGGGCCTACGGCATTTACTGCATCTTTAATGCGCACCGGTGTCACGCCGAACTTCTCGGACCAATACCGCAATTCATAGTCCTCATTGATGTTGATTCTTGAGCGGTCCTGAGCGCCCCGGTTGTTCTTGTCGTCAGACATTGCTTTCTCCGAAGTTGCCGGCAACCCGGCGGCCCAAGCGAGCAGCAAATGCAGTGCCCGCGCCGACAGCTGGCGCCTACGGATCGCCACACAAACGTTTCATTGAGCGCCCCAGCGGCATGTGGGCGTGGCATTCCCACGCGCCGCCGCGGCGACGAACGAAAAATCGGAGATAGAACAATGGCACGCAATAAGAATGAATCGGCCTCCCCGCCAGGAACTGTCGCCCAGGTCAAAGAGCGCCCCATCCTATTCAACGGCGCCATGGTGCGCGCCCTCCTGGCCGGCGAGAAGACGCAGACGCGGCGGATCGTCAAAACGCAGCCGCGCTCGATGTGGGCGCCTGTCGTCTTGCACTACCACCCGATCCAAATTAACCGCGCGGGGCACGAGGAGCCCGGGCCGGAAGTCTTCGGCGCCTCCGATGAGGAGGAAGCCCGGAAGTGCCCCTATGGCCAGCCCGGAGATCGGCTCTGGGTGCGCGAATCTCATTACCTAACCGACGATGGTCATTCGGAGTATGCCGTTTACGCGGCGGATCCAGACGCCGCCCGGAGTCATTTGATTTCGCTTGACCAGCTTCCTTACGGTTTCCCTGCCGACGTGATAGCAGCTCACCGAAAATTGCGCCCATCTATCCACATGCCGCGCTGGGCCAGCCGCATCCCGCTCGAAATCACGGAGGTGCGCGTCGAGCGACTTCAGGCCATCACCGAAGCCGACGCGCGCGCAGAAGGAACGGAACCGTTTGAGGTCGGCGGACTTAGCGAAGCGGAAAGCGCTCTCCTTTGCGGGCCTCTGAAGGAAGCCGAGAGCCCGTATCGCAACGGCTACGCGCTCCTCTGGGATTCGATCAACGGCGTCGGAGACTGGGACAGAAACCCGTGGGTCTGGGTCGTCTGCTTTCGGCGCATCGACACCGGCGAGCATACGCAGATCAAGGCGGAAATGGAGCATGCCGAATGACGACGATCACTTTTCACCGGGAAGAGCAATTCGAGGCAAAGCATGCCGCTGAGACGTGGTTGGCCTCTAACGGTTATTCGGTCGGGCCGACGCAGATAGGCGGCATGCGAGGCGTCCTCAAGGGCGACTTCGCCATCGCCAAGTGGCGCAATCTTTGCGCCGAAGAAAAAGAACAACTGGATGGCACGATGACCGGCGACATGCGGCATGGGCCTGTGACCATCACTCTCAAGGGAACGCCATGACGGAAATCGACTTTGGCCGAGAAGGCCCCGAACGCGGCGATGACGGCCGACTTGCAACTGTTGGAAGGAGTCTGCGCGTTCTACGCCAACGAGTGGCCAGTGCAGGTGGGCTCACGAAGGCCCGCCTAGTCACTACGGGGCAAGGCATCAATCAAACGGTAGGCTGCCTCGAGGCTGTTCTTCCGCGCGTCGTTCGGGTCAACCGCTGGCGGGCCGAGCGTCTCGTCTACGCAGTTTTCATTGGACCCGGCATCAGCCTCATCGGCAAAGATCCTGGCAAAGGACCAAGCCGTTCCGACCCAATCGTGACGCGTTTCCACTCTGATGTAGAGCCCCTTGTACGGGCCAACGATCTTTATATCCGCCACAGCGCCACCTTCCAGGACTCGCGTCTAGTGTACGACCAACCATACGAGGCCACTAATGGCGATCGGACAATCTCGCCGCGGCACCGCGCTGGCGGATGCGCACTGCGCCAGCAAGCAAGGGGGTGCAGTGCGAGAGGCCTACGAATCCAATTGCGTCAGCGCGATGGGGTCATCGTCGCCACCCCCGCCTACGTTGAACAGTGCATTCCTGTTCCCGCAGTCCGGGCAGATGAAGTAACAGCCGTCATTGTCGACCTCAGGTTCAACCGCCGCGAATTCAACATCGGCAAAGCATTTTCTGCATTTCCACATAGCAGCCTCCTGCGGGGGACCGGTCATTCTATAGCCAGGCGTCACGGCCTGGCCACTCTCCAAGGAGCCGCCCATGGCTGACCAGACCAAAGCCGCGCCGGCGGAACTGCCGGAGCCGACCGCCAATTTCGCGCTAAACAAAGGCTGGGGTACGTGGGAAGAAGTGATCGACTCGGCCGCAGGCGATCCCGACGTCGTCGCCATGTATACCGCTGACCAGATGCGGACGGTCATCGCCCCGCTGATAGCCGAGCGTGACACCCTCGCCGCGAAGCTGGCGGAGGCGGTGGATGCGCTGCGGCCGTTTGCTGCTGATGCCGCCGAATGGAAAGCCACGGAAGCTGGATACCGACCGCCGTTCGGGCAGACCGGAACGAATTGCAACCTGGCTAAGTTCACCGTGGGCGACCTTCGCCGCGCCGCCGCCATCGTCAAGGAGCACACAAAAGCACCACCGGAGGTACTTCCATGAAGATGCGAATGCGTCGAAAGTATGTGGCCAATCGCGTAGGCGCCAAGCTGGCCTTCAGGCAACTTCTTGCCACGCATGCCCGCAAGATCGCGGATCAACTCATATTCACGATCATGTATCGCCTAGTGGGTGTCAATCCGATGTTGAACTTCCTAGACGCCCTCTCCGAAGCGATCGACAAATCGAGCAAAGAACATGCAGACCTATGACCCCTTTTCCGCCCTACTGACCTTCCGACTTCCGCGGCGCAAGATCGCCAGCGCTCCGCGCTCTATCACCGAGAGCCAGGCCGATGAAGTCGCGCGCCTTTTGGACCCTGGCATGCGCCAATGCGAGATCGCTCGCAAGTTGGAAATCAGCGTCCACGTCATCACTCACATAGTTCGAAAAAGGAGAGGCAGACGATGATCGCCACCTGCATTCTCGGCTACCTGTGCTTCCTCTACCTCATCATGGCCATGTGCCGCCACGCAAAGGACTGACATGCATGCATACCCCCTGTCGTGGCCTTCTGCCTGGCCACGCACGTCGATCTCGGAGCGCCAAGCCTCACGGTTCGCAAAGAAAAAACCGGCTCAGTACGGCTCTTGGAAAGTATCCGCCCGGCTTACGCTGGCCGAAGGCCTTGGTCGCGTGCTGGACGAGCTGGCGCGCATGGGCATCGAAAGGCAAGACGTCATCGTCTCCAGTGACGTGCCCACTCGAATAGACGGTCTCCCGCGCTCTGGCGCGCGCGAACCGGACGACAGCGGCGCCGCCGTCTACTGGCAAGAGCGCGGCGGCGCGCGGCGCGTCCTGGCCATCGACCAATACCAGCGCGTGGCCGACAACCTGGCCGCGATCGCCGCCACGCTGGAAGCGCTGCGGGCCGTGGAGCGGCATGGCGGCGCCAGGATCCTCGAACGTGCCTTCACGGGATTCACCGCGCTGGCCGCGCCCGCCCCGGCGCGCACCTGGCGCAATGTCCTGGGCTTCCTCGAAGGCAGCCGACCGACCATTGACGAAGCTGCCAACGCGCGCCGGCGCCTCGCCAGCGTGCACCATCCGGACAAGGGCGGTACCGACGCCGCAATGGCGGAGATCAACGCCGCGTATGCCCAGGCCTGCGCCGAGCTATGACCAACCCATCCCATTCACCGCCCGAACAGCCCCGGCCATGCGCCGGGTTTATTTTGCGCCGGTTCCTTAGAACGACGCAGCATTCATGGGGGCTTCAATGACCCGGTACGTGACTATTGCGATGCACGCGGCCAAATCTGGATACAGCCAGGATGCCATTCGTTCAAAGATCCGAGATGGCATTTGGGCCGAAGGCAAAGAATGGAAGTATGCGCCCGACGGGCGCGTCCTCATTGACATCGTAGGATACGAAAAATGGGTAGAGACGGACGCGGGGTTAGGCCTGCCTCGAGCAGCAGCATCGAAATATCGTTCGCGTACCGCGGTGAGCGGTGTCGGGAACGCATCCCTCTCAAGCCCACGCCCGCTAACCTAAAGCGCGCGGAGCAGCATCGTGGCGCGGTCCTTCATGCGATCGCAACGGGCAGTTTTGACTATGCGGCGACGTTTCCGGAGTCGAAGAACCCCCTGGCCAGGAAGACTTCGGCGCCCGCCAAGGTCAAAATCTCGGCCGAAACGTATCTGGAAGAGTGGCTGGCTGGGAAGAAAAAGCATCTCGCCGCCAGTACGTTCGCTGGCTACACCAGCATCGTCAACAACCGGCTAGCGCCGGCGTTCCAGGATTTGCTGCTTCCCGAGGTGACACGGCGGGTCATAAAGAAATGGCTGGACGAATACGGGACAGAGAGATCGACCCCAGTCACGAATAAACGATTGGCCAATATCCAAAGCTGCCTACGGTCCGCGCTCGACGACGCGCTCACGGACGAATTGATCGAAGTGAACCCAATGGCCGGATGGGTGTACCGCCGGAAGGAGCAACTCCGGCCCGACACCGATGTCGATCCCTTCACGCCAGAAGAGCAGGGTGCGATCCTGGCAGCACTGCCGGGCGAACTGTCGCTAGTAATGCAGTTTGCCTTTTGGACCGGCGTTCGAACCAGCGAGCTGATTGCACTCGAGTGGGGCGACGTAGATTTCCTGCGCGGGTATGTGGCAGTCCGCCGTGGCCTAACCCGGGCAGCAAAGGGAAAGCCTGAGGTCACTAAAACGCGCGCGGGGAAGAGGGAAATCAAGCTTTTGGCCCCGGCGCTCGCGGTGATCAAACAGCAAAAGGCCTCAACATTTGTGGGCGGATCAGGCGCGATCTTCCAAAACCCCGCCGATAATGAGCGCTGGACCGACTCCCAGATCTATCGAAACTGGGGCCGCGCGCTCAAACGCGCCGGCGTGCGGTATCGTCGACCGTATCAAACCAGGCACACCTATGCGTCGATGCTGCTCTCAGCCGGAGAAAATCCAATGTGGGTAGCCACGCAGATGGGCCACAAGGACTGGACGATGATCGCGAAGATCTATGGGAAATGGATACCAACACCCGATAGCAGCTCAGGGGACCGTGCAGTCCAGGCCTTTGGGATGCACCCGACGCAGAAATCAAAGATCCGAGCCGGCTGA